CGTGTCGCGGCGGCCCCGGCTGTGAGCGGTAGGCGCATCAGATTTGCAGCACCTGCCACGCCTTTGACCACAGGGGATCCTCAGGAAGGCCTCCAGGAGGCCCAAGGTGGCACGCTGAGAGGGCCTCGTGACCCAAGGTACGCGAATTGGAAGACGGACGCGACCCAGGGCATCGTGGCGCGTTATGAAACGCTATGCCAAGACGGCTCGAGAGGCCGCTGAAACTCTCGGAATGGCTCGCGACACGGTCGAGGGGTGGATCCAGCGCTCGGGGCTCAAGAAGGGGCCCAAGGGCTACGACGTCCAGGCCCTGAAGCGCTGGCGCGACGAGAACATGCCCCCCCCGCGGACCAAGAAGGGGGACCCCGCGAGCCCCGGGGACTCCGCCCGACTCCTCAAGGCGCAGGCCGATCAACGCGAGGCTCTGGCCGCGCTTGCCGACCTGAAGCTCCAGATCGAGAAGGGGCAGTACCGCTCCATTCAGGAGATCGAGGTCTGGGACCGCAGCCGGAGCGCCATCGTCAAGCGCGGCCTCCTCGGCCTCCCTCGGTCTCTCGGGCCCCTCCTCGTGGGTCTCCAGGCCAAGGAAATCGAGTCGGTCATGATGCAGAAGGTGCGAGGGCTGCTTGAAGCGTTCGCCGGTATGTAAGCGCAAGCGTCCGGAGCCGCTCTGGGACACATGGCTCCTGGACATGTGGGCTCCGCCGCCTCTTCTCACGGTCGACGTGTGGGCGGAGCAGCACGTGGTGCTTCCGCGTCAGGTCTCTGCGGAGCCGGGGAAGGTGAACCTCGACCGGAATCCCTACCTGCGCGAGATCCTACGCGCCGCTACGGATCCCGACGTCGAGGAGATCACCTTGTGCGCCTCAACGCAGGTCGGCAAGACTCTCGCTGCGGTCCTCGTGGGTCTCTATTACATGGATCAGGACCCATGGCCCATTCTCCATGTGATGCCGCGTGAAGATGACGCTCATAAACTCAATACGGAGCGATACCAGCCAATCATCCGCGAGAGTCCGCAGCTTCGCCGGCATCTCACGGGTGCCGTCCAGGATTTGGTGCGCACGTCGATCAGACTCAACGGGGCCACGATCACTTTCGCCGGATCGAATTCTCCAGCAGCTCTTGCCTCGAGGGCTATCTGCGTTCTGATCCTCGACGAAACCGATAAGTATCCAGCGTATTCTGGGAAAGAGGCGGACCCAGTCAAGCTTGCGCGTGAGCGCACGAGAACCTTCTTGCGGCGGAAGATTCTCAAGGTCTCTACGCCCACCACAGACTACGGGTACATCTGGCGCGAGTACCAGGAGTCGGACCGCCGACGCTACTATGTTCCGTGTCCCCATTGTGGAGGATATCAGGCGCTCCAGATGGGGTCCCCGGATCCGGGGACCGCGGGGGTGAAGTGGCCGGCGGAACTCTCTGGTGACCCGGAGAAGATTCTCGACCTACGAGCGGCATGGTACGAGTGCGCGCACTGCAAGGGGGAGATCCTCGACATCCATCGACATGTGGCGGTCTTGAAGGGAATCTGGGTGCCTCAGGGCATGACGATAGATCAGTACGGGCAGCTCAAGGGCACTATGCCGTCGAGGCGGCGTACGGGCTACCACCTCTCGGCTCTTTACTCGCCATGGCTCACGTGGTCAGACATTGCGGCGGAGTTCTTGCGATCGCGGAAGCATGCCTCGAGTCTTATGAATTTTCGGAATTCCTGGCTCGCCGAGATCTGGAGGGAACAGATGACCGAGGTAACAGGAGCCGAACTGCGTCGCAAGTGCGGCGACTATGTCCTGGGCGAGGTCCCCGAGGGTGCAATGGTGCTTACCTGCGGGATTGATGTCCAGGAATCCTTCTTCGCGTGGGTCGTGAGGGCTTGGGGCGCCGGCGGGAAGAGCTGGCTCGTGCGCTATGGAATGCTCCACGGCTGGCAAGCCGTCGAGGAGCTGCTCAAGACTCGCTTCACAGAGCAAAAGCGTGGTGTCGTGCATGTTTTGAGGTGGGCGTTTGTCGACTCGGGATACAAAACTGAGGAGGTGTATCGTTTCTGCGGCCGTCATAGGCCCGTGGCGTGGCCAAGTAAGGGCACCACGAGCACGCTGGGGACCGTGGTCAAGCTCTCGCGGCCGGGAGATGGAGTCCTATTGACCAATTTCAAGGCGGATTTCTGGAAAGACCGCCTTGCAGGCCTCATCCGAGGCGAAAAGGACGTTCCCGGCGCATGGCTGATCCCCAAGGACGTGGGAAACGACTATCTGGAGCAGATGACTGCCGAAAAACGAGTGATCATCAGGCAAAAAGGCATGCTCCTGAGCCACTGGGAGCCGGTGTCGGACCGCGCAGCCAACCATTTTTGGGATTGCGAAGTGCTTAATGTCTTGGCTGCCGACCGCCTTCAGGTGCAGTACCTAGACGCCGGGCCAGAGCCTCCGGATCGCCCCCAACTCGCTGTAGCGGACCCCGATAGGCCTCGGGATGGCCCCAAAGAGCCTTGGATTCGCCCCGAAAGGCTCTTCGACAGCACCAAGTATTGGTGAATTTGAAGACGGATGGATGCCTGTGCTACACGGCAGCCATGGCAGATCTTTCCGCGGTACAAACAGCGATAGAGGCCGCGCTTGCGCAGAATGCCGTTGGCGGCGTCAGATCCTACACCGATGGCTCGCTTCAGGTGAATCTCGAGGCCATCAAGGATCTCCTCGACGTCCAGGAACGCCTCGAGACGAAGGCCAAGCGGGCTCTCGGGCGTAGCTCCTCCGCCCAGGTGGAGGTCGTCGTCTGATGCCCGAGCATGGCATGCGCGAGGTACGGGCCGCGAGGAAATCGGAAGGGTTCTTCTCGCGGGTCTTCCCTCGGTTATCCGCTCGGCACGAGGAGCAGCGTGTCCGACTCGAGGAGGCGCGGCTGAGGAGAGAACTTGTCAGCCAAGTGGGGGTCGCATTTTCCGGCTATCCCGGAGCGAAAAAGGACACTCCGTACTCGACGTGGATCCCGGGCGGTGGATCTGCCGATGAGGACGTGCTCGGAGATTTGCATGCGCTCAGGGAAAGAAGTCGCGATCTGGTGCGGAGCGATCCGCATGCGGCGGGGATTGTGGATTGCTGGGTCTCGAACATTGTGGGGCATGGGATCACGCCGCAGAGCCGCATTGATCGCGACCTCCTGGGACTCACGGAGGAGCAGGCGCAGGAATTTCAGCGTACGGCAGAGCGGATCTATCGATACTGGGGCCGCACGGCGGATGTAACCGGACGCCTGTCCATCGTCGAGCTGCAGGCGCTCCTCATGCGGTCGCTCTTCGAAAACGGAGACGTTTTCGCGATTCCTCGTGTCGACGAGACTCGGAAGATTTCGCTCGCATATCAGGTGATCGAGGCGGATCGAGTAACGACTCCGTCGCAGAAGTTCAACGACAAATCAGTAAGAGAGGGCATCGTTGTCGGACCATCTGGAGAACACACAGGCTATTACGTCAAGAAAACCCACCCCGGCGACACGAAATCCGGTGGCTGGAAAACCGATGATTTCGCGCTCATAGGTTCCACCGATGAGGCAGGGCGCCGGCGCATCCTCCACCTCTACCGCACTCTTCGACCCGATCAAACTCGTGGGATCCCCTTCCTCGCGCCGGCGCTGCTCCTCTTTTACGACCTCCAGCAGTATTTTCGGGCGGAACTGATCGGGGCCAAAGTTGCAGCATGCTACTCGGTCTTTGTCGTGTCGAAGGATCCCTATGGGGCCGCCGCAGCCGCCGCGAGCACCGCACGCGATAAGGCGGGGCGCCCGGTCGAATTTTTGACGCCGGGTCAAGTGCGATACCTGGAGCAGGGGGAGGAGATCCAGGGTTTCCAACCGAATAGACCTAACACTGCATTCTCGGATTTCGTGATGCGGATCCTGCGAGCTATCGGGGCTCAGGTGAGTATGCCCTACGAGCTTGTGTCGCAGGATTTTTCGCAAACCACCTACACATCTGGTCGCATGGCTCTCACGGAAGTTCGCCGCAATTTCCGTGCATGGCAAGCGTGGTTCGCGGCGAAGTTCTTGCAGCCGACTTGGGATCGAGTGATCGAAGAGGCTGTGCTTTTGGGCGAGCTGGACGCTCCCAAGTGGGAGGAGTTTCGGGATGCCTATACGCAGGTAACGTGGGTCGGTCCGGGGTGGCAATGGGTCGATCCGAGCAAAGAAGTCAGCGCCACTGTCGAGGCGATAGAAAAGAATCTCACGACGCTCGCCGATGAGTGCGCAACTCGCGGGGCCGATTGGCAAGAGGTGCTTATCCAGCGAGCGCGGGAGCGCGAGGTTCAGGAAGAACTCGGAATTTTGCCCGCGACGATGATTCCTGGGATTCCCGGGCCATCTGCCGGCGATGAAAATGACGAAGCGTCCCCCGAGGACGCGGATTCCAAGAAGGAGACTCCCGATGGCTCCGACAATTGAACTTCTGCGTGCCGATGTCGCTCGCGGAATCCTTTTCGATGCCAATGGTCCTGGCGACCCCGACATACTCAAGGGCGTTGCGGTGATTACCAAAGGGGAGGCTCGAGGGCACGGTCTCGAGATCGACGATACTGCACTCGAGCAGGTGGTAGTGTTGGGCAACTCGAGGAAGACCGGTGTCAAGGCTCGGTTTGGGCATCCCGGAATGAGCACCGAAAGCATGGGTACGTTTCTCGGGCGCATGAAATCCTTCCGAAAGGAAGATGGCGTAGTCAGGGCGAATCTCCATCTGGACCCCACATCGCACGAGAGTCCCAATGGTGACCTCGGCGCCTATGTCGAGCAACTCGCAGAGACCGACCCAGAGGCCTTTGGCGCCTCGATTGTATTCCAGGGCTCGAAGGAGGTCCGCCTCGACTCCGAGGGTCTTCCGGCGAAAAACGCCGATGGGGAGCAGCTCTTGCCGCTTGTGAGGATCGAGAAGCTTCATGCGGTGGATGTTGTCGACGAGCCAGCCGCAAACGATGGCTTATTTTCTACGCAATGGATGACAGCCGACTGCGAGTTGTCGGCGAAAGCGACAGAGTTCTTCAAGAGGTTCTTGAGTCAAGCCAAGGCAGTGGATCGGTTTATAGCCTTCTTGGAGCGCTTCCGCTCGAACAACTCTCAACCCCAAGTTATAGGAGACCCAAAAATGGGCGATACTACTCAGGCAACCCCAGAGACCATGACGGTTGCGAACGTTTCCGATGTATCTTTCGCGGCGCCTCCTGAGATTGTGGAGGATCCGATTCAGGTCGAGCGAAAGCGAGCGAGCGAGATTCTGTCGGCAGCCAAGCGAGGCCAGGAGGATATCGTCAAGAAGGCGATTTTCGATGGAACGTCGCTGTCCGACACGCTGAAGTTGTTACTCGCGGACGTGCATGCGAGGCAGGAGGCAGCTCTGGCCGCAATCCGACGCGATACAACCCCCATGGTCGGCCCTGGCGATCCCGAGGTGGCCAAGGTCGATCTCCCGAAGGGCGAGTGGACCGAGAGTCACGCGAAGGCAGCGGAAGCGAAGTGGGATGCGGATCCCGAACTCCAAAAGGAGTTCAAGGAGAAGGGGCACTACGTGGCCTACGAAAAGAACGTGGCGCTAGGTCGGATCAAGGAGGAGCTCGAGAGCTAACGTCGACGATTCGACGTGGGCGACGAAACCAGAAGTATTAGTATAGGAGATTTACCATGGCTCTTGCAGCCGATGTTCAACTTCCAATCGAAGAAGGGATCTACAACGAGATCCCCGTGGCGGCCACTACGAAGATTTACGAGGGCGCGGTCGTGTCGCTCTCGAGTGGCTACGCCAAGGGCTACGCCGGAACCGATACGATCTTTCTCGGCATCGCGGCTCGGCAGGCGGACAACTCGGCCGGAAGCGCCGGCGCTATCACGGTCAAGGTGCAGCAAAGCGTGCACTATCGCCAGGTCACTCTTGCGAGTGTCGCCATCACCGATGTCGGAGTCGCTGTATACGCGAGCGACGATGCAACGTATACGAAGACCTCAACGAGCAATCTGCTCGTGGGGAAGATTCACCGTTACGTCGCGGCGAACACCTGCGTGATCAGGTTCGAGCCTGCTGCGTGAGGTGAGTTCGATCGTTTGAAACCAACAATCACGGATCGGTCCTGACGAGCACCCAGGGCTACTCCAAATAGGAGACCACCATGGGTGCTCAGAACCTCGGACTTAGGGGGATTCAGGGACGATTCTATCAGAAACTCGAGACTATCACGGCAGACAGTTGGGCCGGCCGGATCGCGATGAAGGTCGATACCGACCAATCGCAGGAGACCTACAAATGGCTTGGCATGACGCCGGCCATGCGTCAGTGGATCGGCGGCAGGCAAGCCAAGGGGCTTCGCGACACCGGAATCACGATCGTCAACTCCACCTACGAGAACACTCTCGAGATCAATGTCGATGAACTCCGGCGCGACAAGACGGGTCAGATCAACGTCAGGATCGACGATCTCGCCGGTCGTACCGCCGAGCACTGGTCGAAGCTCTTGAGCGACCTCCTCGTCACCCCAGGCAACGCCTACGATGCCACAGCATACTTCGGCACGGCGCATATCGAGGGAGCGAGTGGGACACAAGTCAACGCCTGTACGGCCTCGCACATTACTACGCTCGACATCGCTACCGCAGCCGTTCCTACGGGCGCCGAGATGCGGACGAATATCCTTGGAGCGGCCCAGTACATGATGGGCTACAAGGACGACCAGGGCGAACCGCTCAATGCCAATGCTCGCGAGTTCATGATCATGGTGCCCACCAATATGTGGGCCTCGACCATGGAAGCGATTTCGGTTCCAACTCAGATCGTATCCGGCGCCGCTGTCGCGAACCCGCTCATTTACATGGATGGGTTCAGGTTCTCGGCGGTGATCAACCCGCGGCTTTCCTCCACCACCACCTGGTACATGTTCCGTACCGATGCTTCGGCGAAGCCGTTCATCATGCAGGATGAACTCTTCGAGACGGGCATGGAGGACCAGACGTTCCTCAACAACCGGATCCTCTTCGGTGTGAAGGCAATTCGCGCCGTCGGAACCGGTTTCTGGCAGTATGCAGTGAAGTGCACGAACTCTTAATCTCGAGACCGGGTCTCGCGGCCGGGTCCTCTTCGGAGGGTGCTCCCCGGCCGCGGGCTCTTCATTCGCATGTCATTTGTCGACGCTCAAAAGCTCCACTTGAGGGCGATTGTCTCCGGGCCGTTCGGAGAGATGGTGACCTACTGTAATGGGAAGAGTATTACACAACGTCAGTTCCGGGCTCGGGTGCGCAGGGAAACGCTCGACACCATCGATGGCATGGTCAAGAACCATCTACTTATCCGAGTCTCGAAGGAAGATTTGTCTGCAGTCTTCGTCCATGACGACGCCTTCATTGTCTCTGGAAAACGCTATACCGTAATGGACGTCATTGACAACATGACGACCCATTGGCTTCTGGAGTGTGCGCTCGCATGAGCATCGTCGCCACATCAAACGCCTCCAAAGTCGCACGTGAAATCGCAGAGATGAATAATCTTATTTTCGGGCAGACGAAGATGGCCTTTGAAGAGGTCGCGCAGCGCTACCGCGCCTATCACCGCAAGGAGCGCATGCAGGTAAAGGGAGCCACGGTCGGAATTCGCTCCGGCCGCACGCTGCAGACAGGCGAGGGCGGTGCGAAGCTGGTCAACACCGGAGTGGCGGGCCATTTCAAGTACCAGTCGACCGGGACGACGCTCAACGATCTCCGCACGACACTTGGCACGCGTTCGCGAGTCGCGATAGAGCATGAGAAGGGCGGGGCGATCTATCCGCATGGACGGAAGTACATGACGGTCCCAATGCCTGCGGCTCAGAACCGTTTCGGGGGCAATTCCAAGGCCGCCAAACGGCTTCTGGCTCAGTCGAAGGCCCAGATGGGTTATCAGTCCGCAACGAGCGGCGGATTCGGATTTAACGCGAAGCTCGGGAGGGCACGAAGCCCACTCTTTGTCATCCGCGTCGGTGGGCGTTCATTCTTGGCTCAGCGCGTTCGCTCCGGGGAACGTCAAAAGTATCAACCCGGGGCCTATGGTCAAGTTCGAAGGAAGACCTCGCGCGAGAGCTTCCGAACGAAGCTGAAGTTCTGGTTTCACCTGCAGCGTTCCACCCGCCTCCGTCCCCGACTCGAGTTTCTGTCTCTCTGGGATGGCTGGGGAGAGAAAAACTTCTTCAAGATCTTTAACCGGGTCGCCACGCATGGCCGACGGGCGAAGGGGGTTGCATGACCCCGCGTCTCGAAATTCTCATTGACGCGATCCAAGAGCGTATGGAGTCCATAATTGGAGACACTAGCTTCCAGCTTGGGGAAATTCTCAAGAGTGTTCAGCGCTACACGAGCGAGTGGGACGGAGAGGAACGGATTTCGACCGTTTTAGGAACCCTACCCACCATCATAGTGAGAGAGGGCGAGGAGACCCTCGATTGGACAATCGAGAATGGCGGTGTTCTGAGGACGGTTAGTGTCGACATTTGCTGTTACCTCGCCAACGACGCAAGCGGGGAGTTTCGTAATCAGGTCGCCGCAGAAATCGAATACGCGCTTACCCGCGTGACGACTGCCGATCCAGTGCCTTGCTGGGGCGTCAATGCGATTCTCACGACAGGTCGAGTCGTCAACGTCGACCCGGAAACTGGAATATACATCGACGGAGTCCATCTCCTAGTCGAGTTCAAGTACAGGACTGCATTCGGAGACCCCTCCACCGGGGTGTGACAACCATGGCCGATCACTTACTCATTGCCGCGGCGCAACTCGCTGCGAAGCTGGAGACCACCTCGGGAACTGCTGAAACGTTGACTGCGACCGAGGTTGCCCTGAAGCCGGACATTAGTGGCTTCACGTACTCGCCGAACACGGAGATGATCGATCTCCCCCAGGTGGGCGAAGATCTCGGCGCATCTATTTCCTATCCCTCGGGGTACAAGGGGTCGTTGGCCTTTGGTGTCGGCTTCAAGACGGCTGGCGCCGTTGGCACCGAGCCTGCGATTGGGCGATACCTCGAAGCCTGCGGATTCAAGTTGCAGACGGTCCTGACCACGACCGCTGGCGCCCCGAGCCCATCGGGCTTCGCCGCGGGCGAGACATATAGCGCCACAGGAGGGAAGACCGGGATCATCGATCAGGCATATACGGGAGCGGGGACCTTGCGCTATATCGTGACCTCGGGCGGTGCACTCGCGAATACCAACGTAGTGACCTGCGGAAGCAATACCGCCACTTGCAGTGCGACTCAGGCGACCTATGCGGTCAAGGCCTCGCCGCGGTCATCGGGCTTCAAGACCATGACCATCCAGCGTGGGGTCAAGAACTACGCCGGGACTTCGGCGAAGGACTATCTCTACCGCCTGTGCGGTGCCATGGGGAATGCGACGATCACTGCTGATCCCAACGGCTTCCTGCGATTCGCCGGGGATTTCCAGGGTGTCGAGCACTTCCAGGGAGACGGAAGCCTCTTTGTGGGGCCGACGTTCGAGGCGAGTCTTCCACCCAAGTTTCAGAACTCTACCTGGCAGCTCGGGGGCATTACCCTCGTACCCGACACGGTGACGATCGATTTCGGGAACGAGGTCGTTATGGACCCCGATCCCACCGTAGGCGGCGGGGCTAACGGCTACCTCTGTGCACGCGTAACCAAGCGTCTGATCAAGGTGTCCACAAGCTACCTTCGCACTCCGACCACGACCTGGGACGACGCCGCGAAGTTCAAGGCGGGAACCACCTTTGCCTGGCAGATGATCTGCGGCACCACCCCGAACCTGATCGAGTTCACCGCACCTAAGTGCCAGTTCTCCGACATAAGCTACGGGGACCGCTCGGGGCTCGAAACGAGTTCTATTTCGTTCGCGTGCGTCAAGGACGACACGCTCGCCGACAACGACTTTTCAATCTACTTCAGATGAGGAATCGTCATGGCTCAAGGCAAAAAGAGAGGCTGCAGAAAAGGAGGGAAGAGGTAGTGGCAAGAGCACTCGCTTTGACTGAATTCGACTTTGTCCTCAAGGCCGATGAGGCGGGGGACGAGGAGGAGCGTACAACCTGGCGGCTCAGGCCGTTGACTTTCCGCGAGCATGCGCTCGTGGCACGTAGGGAACTGCGCAGGGGGAAGGATGACGATGAGGCGGTCATGATCTCGGACGATTTGGGCATCGCCGGGAAGACGATCCAGGCGGGTCTGATCGGCTGGACAAACTTTAAGCGTTCCGACGGAATCCAGATTCCTTATGCCCGCGAGGCTGATGGGCGCTTCTCGGACGTCACGATGGATCTTTTGAAACCTTTCGCTGGAGAGCTGGAAAACGCTATCCTGGAGAAGAGCAACATCTCCAAGGAGCAGGTAAAAAACTGTGGATTGCGGTAGCGACCGTCTACCGCAGGAGCTTCTTCGATGGCTACGGGCTGCCCCACTCTTGCAAGATCTGCGCGGGCTCGCCGGACATGCGGGCACAGTGGGGCTGCACCACGCCGACGTCCCAACCACAGTTCTGGATCCCCTGCATCGACTGCGGCGGAGAGGACAAGCAGTGCAAGCGCTGCAACGGTCGTGGGTATGAGGCGATCTACGAGTGCCCACAAAAGCTTGTGGAGCCGACGTCCCATGAACTCATGTATCTCTACCGTGGGTGGCCCCAGAGCCTACTCGTCGCTGGCGGAATTTACGACCAGCCGTATGGGTACGTTGCCGCAATGCGCCTCGTTGACGCCGGAGTCGGCATGCAGCATGCGCTGGACGAAGGGAGCAAGTGATGGCCTCTATTGACACCAAAGAAGTCCGGGTCGTCTTTACTGCCGTCGACAAGGTGTCGAAGGACATCAAGAAGATATCCGGTCTAATGATGGGCCTTGGCACAGCTGGCAAGTGGGGGAAGAACATCCTCGGATTCGGGCTGCGGGAACTTCAGGCACTCAAGACCACGCTTTTCAGTTTTCGTTCTATCCTCGGCGTTGTGGGCGGCGCCGCAGGCGGGAAGATGTTCGCCGATTGGGCGGCCAACGTCGAGACAGTGGGGCTCGGCTTCAAGAATCTGACCAAGGAGATCGGCGGAGCGGGCCCCGTGCTATCCGCCATGCGGACGGGCACGAAGGGCGTCGTCAGCGACATGGAGCTGATGCGGGTGGCCAACAGTTCCATGCTCCTGGGCGTGGGGAAGTCGGCGGAGGAGTTCGAGGTCCTCACGACGCTCGCCAAGCGCCTGGGGCAGGCCACGGGCCGCGACGTCCTCAGTGCGTTCGAGGACCTGACGCTCGGCATCGCGCGTCAGCAACCCAAGATACTGGACAACATCGGCCTCGTGGTGAAGGTGGAGCAGTCCTATCGAAAGTACGCTCGCTCGCTCGGCATTTCTGTCGACATGCTGGACGAGACGGACAAGCGTCAGGCGTTTCTCACTGCGACCATGGAGGCGGCGCGCAAGGCTTCGGGTCGACTCGCGGTCGACACCGATACCATGGCCGACGCCTGGGGGCGGCTCAAGGCGACACTCGCCAACTTCGCGGCCGAGGGCGCGCGGTCGATCTTCGGCGACATGAAGAAGTCCATGGAATGGTTCGAGAAATGGGTCAACACCAACAAGGACGCGATCTTCAACTTTTTCGCTTCGCTCCTCGAGACTCTGGGCCGTGTCGTCGACATGTTCTGGAAGATCGCCGACGCGATGACTTCCATTGCCAAGAAGATAGGCGTTCTCGGGAAGTCGCCTGATGAGCAGATGCTCGAAAAGTTGCAGCTCCGACGTGATTCCATTGGGCACCTTACTCCTAATGCTCCTCCACTGGCTCAACAAGATATGTCGCAATGGCGATATGGGAGGACGCCGGTTGGTCAGGGTTCCTCGTGGAATCTGAATAATGCCCCCAACGCTAGGGTGTTTAGTGAAACCGAGCGTGCGGCGGACCTTTTCAAGACCAACAGAAGAATCGCGGAACTCGAGGATCGAATTGAAAACGGAGACGTTAGAGATAGAGCCAACTTCAGTATCTGGGTAGAGAACATCGCAGGCCAAATTCGCAAAGCCGGGGTCGGCATGCCGGCGCCGAGGGAGATGAACCTTCATCCGCCGGTAAACATGATGTGGGAGCCACCCCCCCAGGGCTGGGGCGAGCCGTTCATCACTGGGGACTCTGGCATCACTGCAGGAGAAATCGATCGGGGCCGCCGTCAGCAACTTAGCCAGTCCGGAGAGACTCGGATGAAGGCCTTGACTGAGAGTGCACAGTGGAAGGGCTTCGGCGAGGAGTCCAAGCGCATGGAGGAGCTGGAAGAGGTCAACCGTGCGTGGGAGAACGAGCACGAGGCGATCAAGGGCGCGAGGAACGAGCTGGAGGCGATGAAGGCCGAGACCTTCGAGTTCGGCCGCATTGCTGCGGATTCGATTCGTGGTGTAGCCGATTCAATATCGGACAACATGACCGAGGCCATCATGGAGTTCAACGACAACACGAAAAGCGCAAGCGAGATCTTCCGCGACATGACGAAAAGCATCCTCCAGGACATCCAGCGGATCATCCTGAAGCAGGCTACAGGGATGCTCGTGAATAGCATCTTCGGCGGGATTGGCGGCATGATCTTCGGAGGCGCTGCGCGAGGCGGTGTCTTCCCTGGGCACTTCGCGCCTTTGCGCGGACATATGGCCGCGGGTGGGGTCGCGGGTCAGCGCGGGCTATACGAGCTGGCGGAGGGGCGAAACTCCGAGGCTGTAGTGCCGCTGCCTGACAACAGGTCGATTCCAGTGCGGTTTGTGGGTGGTAGCGGGCCTGCTGGCCGTGGTGGGGACACTTATGTCGTAAATGTAACCTACAACGCCACGACGACGAGCCAGGAGGAGGCTCTGATCCGGCGGCATGGGACAGTGATTGGCGAGGAGGTCATGCGTCGAATGGCGACGTCTCTAAAGTTCAGGGGGGCCATGGCCGCATGAGTACCGAGACATTGGACCTCGTTACCGCCGGCTGGCGCTGGCAATCGCCGTTCGACTTCGAGCCCCAGTGGGCCGTGGCGGAGGACGAGCGCGAGCTAGGGAACGTTTCGTCTACCGCCGTGAGCGAGCGCTGCCTTCGGCGCTGGCAGAATCTCCAGTTCTTTACCAACCTCGAGGCAGCACGCGGATACGTGGTAGACTTCTTCCGCCGTCACGTCGGCGCCGCCGGTCGATTCTACTTCCGGTTCCCGGAGCACGTCGAGTCTCCGTCGGCCGCACCCACACTGTCCACGGTATCCGGCGGTACCCAGGGCGCGCGCTCGATCACGGCGAAGTACGCATGGAAGAATACATCGGGTACGACGCTGGCTTCCCCCGAGGGCACCATCTCCGTCCCCGCCTCGAGCCTTTTGGTCGTCACACTTCCGATTTACCCACCTTCAACCAATCAGGCCGTAATTTATGCGGCCGAGGACAGTCCCGGAAATGAGCAGCAGCAGACAATCCTCACGCTCCTCGAATCATGGACTCAGCCGAATACTGCGCTACTCACTGGGACTCCGTCAGTCTCGACAGCGAACACCGCGATTGAGGTCCCCCTCTGCAAGCTCTCCGGAAACCTCAAGATAACCCGTGGTGATGGGCGCTCCTGGTACCTCACGCTTTCGATTGATGAGGTGTATGCGCCATGATTCCAAGCTCCTACACACTCAAGGCATGGAAGAACGCCGTGTCGCGCGAGAGCCCCATGGCGACACTCTTCTCGATTGATGTTGGCGGGGCAACTCCGCTACGGCTGGTGCAGGGGGACCCCACGGGGACGGGATCCGTAACCTATGGGGGCAACTCGTACACGGCTGCGGTGATCGTGCTGGGCGAGTCGGAGCAGAACATCGACGGCGAAATCGGGACATTCTCTCTAGCGATCTCCAACATCAACGGAGTCGCCGGAGGTTACATTGAGGCCAATGAGTTGGATGGCCGGACGGTAACGATCATCCGAGTACCTATCTCGACGATTAAGGCGGGTACTCCGGGGACCACAGATGTCATCACGGAGGTCCATACCATCCGAGACCTTGGCTACAATCGCAAGTTTGCGACGGTTCAGCTCGGGGCTCCAAACTTTTTTGTGCGCAAGGTCCCAGTACGGAAGTACCTGCGATTGGGCTGCCAGCATCCATGGGAGAAACGATTCCTCAATGACTCTGGCTGCGGGTATCCCTCAGACGAATTCGGTGATGACACCACGCAGGACTTCCGTCCAGGTGCGGGTTTGGAGGAGCGCATTTGCTTCCATGGGTGGCGTGTGCTGAACGCGGCGAATGCCGAGAAGTTCGATGTCAATGTCTCGAACCTGCAGGGCATGGTCATCGACGTGTACGTGGAGAATGCCGAGTGGTCTGGGAATACGCAGGCAGCTCCGTTTGCATTCAAGCTCTTGACTGGCGACTTCAGCGTATTCACTCAGGTCAACCTGACGGGCTCTTCTAGCCAGTCGCTCGCTGGGATCCTCTGCGCGGGGAACTCGGATCTGACGACCTGGATTCACCTGGGGCTTACGATGATGGTGGATGTCGTCAACGTGCGGCTAGTGAGTAGCTCCTCCGGAGTGATGACCGAGGATGCGTTGTATGCGACCGGTGCGTCGCATATCCGCCTGTCCAGGGTCGGGAGTGTCTTCACTGCGAGTTACTCGACGGACGGAGAGACCTGGACCACGCTGGGGGCATCTTCGGTAGGCGTGTCAACCGATGTTCGCCTGGGGCTCTGCGTTAGTTCAACGGCCACGGATCGCGGCGTGGTTGGCGCGGAGTTTTCTCGATTCAAGTTCGTGTCCGGCGGCCTTCCGAACTGCGAAAGGACGATCGAGACATGCCGTGTGCGGTGCAACACACATCGTATCTTCGCCTTCCCTGGGATTCCGAGGAACTGATGGCATCGATCACCAAAATATCCGCGATTGCAGACGACTTCCCCGATGCCGTGGTCGACTACGAGGATATGCTGAATTTGTCGTTTGGCGATGATGGCCGCGGATTGGATGGAAAGATCAACTGCATCGGAGTGGCCATCGAGATCTTCCGCCGCGCAGGGCTTGGACTCCCTGATCCGCTTTCCCTGGGCCGCGGTATCGATGAATTCCAGGAATTTTTCATCGAGATCACATCTCCAGATACCCTCTACGATCTAATCCACGTTGGCGGGATCAATAATCATGTCTTGGTGGTCGTGCGCCCTGGTGTCGCCCTGAGTTCAAAATACTTAACCGGCGTCTATACCCAGGGTGTCGCACGCGTTAAGCAACTTTCTGACGTCAGGTACTTTCGTGTCGACAGCGACCTGCTCCCCTAATTTTGTGACCGTCCGCACGGTCAAGAATATTCTGGACAAGTCGTCCAGGGATAAGTGGGAGGCCGTCCCGATGCGGGCTGTCTGGGAGTACCTACCTGAGGAGTGGCGGGTAAAACCGAATGTCCGAATTGTCCACTCGGGCATCGCCGGGACGAACCCATTGACTCCAGAGGAGGCCCAGAAAGCCGTGGCGGCGCCCGGAGACGAGATTCTACTCTATGAGATTCCGGGGGAATTGTTCACGGCTTTTTCAGCGGCGATCGCCACTGCCCTCATGATCAAGGCCGCGATTATAACCGCCGGAGTGATGATCTTGGTCGTTGGACTCTCCTTTGCTATCCGCGCCCTGGCCGCGCCGGCAAAGGACCCCCTGGGAGGCGACCTGGAGGACTCTCCTACCTACGGGTGGGACGCCGTGGCGAACACCGTCCGGCCGGGTACGCAGATTCCGATCATCTATGGACGGCACCGAGTCGGTGGGCACATCATCCAGCAGTTCCAGCGGGCGGCAAGAGATAAGCCGGCGACGACAGGCGAGTTAAGCACGCTTATCGCGCTCTGCCGCGGCCCTATCGAGTCGATTACCGACGTGAGGGTAAACAAGAACCCGATCGATTCCTATGGCCTCACACCAGATATCCGGCTTGGGACAAATCATCAGTATTGCATCCAAGGCTTCCAGGACTCGGTGACCTACACTGCTCATGATCGCGAAATTCTTTATGGAGAAGGCACAGGGAAGGCCGTGGAGGTAATCACGATAACCGAGGTGGACAAGATCGAGGTGATCCTGAGGTTCCCCATTGGACTCTGCAAGCTATCACCGAGTGGTCAGTACGAGCAGCGCTCGGTACAGTTCCGAGTCGACTACAGGGAGGAGGGAGCAACAGGCTGGATCTTATCCTCAGTCTTCCCCGTCTCGGGGCGGACCCAGAACGCATTTGACTATTACCATGTGATTGGTCCCCTATCCATGGCCAAGTACATGATCCGTGTCGTCCGGCTGACTCCGGACGATACAGATGCCACAGGTTCAAGCCTCTCCTACCTGTTTGGCGTCAACGAGTACATCGACAACCTGAGATGTACGTACCCTGGAATCGCGCTACTGGGTGTGCGTCAGCTCGCGACGAACCAGATTTCGGGGAGCGCCCCCGAGTACGATTGTATGGTCAAGGGTCGTTTGGTCCGCATCTTCACGACGACAATCGCCTACACCACGGCATGGAGCGATAATCCGGCTTGGTGCCTCCTGGACCTCTTGACTGACACGGTCTCCGGGCTCGGTGCCTGGATCGCGGACGACGATCTGGATATCCAGAGCTTTATCGACTGGGCCGCCTTTTGCGATCGCTTGGTTCCGAAAAATGCCCAGGGTGAACTCGAGAAGCAATTCCGACTCAACATTGTCCTGGATGGATCGATGAACGGAATCGAGACTGTTCACCAGATTTGCATCACTGGCCGAGCCAACTGGATGCTCCGCGGGATGAAGTGGGCGATCCGTATTGACCAGCCCGAGGAGCCCGTTCAGCTCTTTACCATGGGCTTGATTCACCCCGACACCTTCTCCGTGGCCAAGGCTTCGCGAGCGAATCTCGCAAACCAGTTCGATGGACAGTTCTGGGACGAGACCTTGGACTTCGAACAGAACGCGATTTCTGTCGGAGACGAGACGCTTCTGGCGACGGAAGAGCAGGTGTGTCGCGACGTAAACCTCATGGGGACCACGTTGGTGAGCCAGGCTCGCAGGCTGCTCGTCTACTACATGTTGGCTAACCGGCTTGCACGGCGGAACCTTGAGATTGAGGTCGGGACCGAGGCCATCATGATGGAGGCCGGAGACGTTTTCAAGGTCGCTCATGATGTCCCGGGCTGGGGGCATTCCGGGATCCTGCGGAGTGTGGACTCGACCGGTACAACCCTGGTACTGGACCGTCAGGTTACTATCGAGGGCGGTAAGACTTACGAGGTTACGGTTGCCCATGATACGGACATTATCGATGTGGTGCTGGTGACGTCCGTTCCGGGTACGTCGAACAATATTAAGGTGTCTGGTGACTGGACGAAGCTCCCGGCGCAGGGCACTCACTACTCCTTTGGCGAGGTCGCTCGCTCTACGGTCCTCTATCGCTGCGTCTCGATCACTCGAGGCTCCGAAGCCTGGGTGCGTAAGATCAAGGCCATCCAGTATGACCCGGACATCTATGGTACCGACCTAACGGTGCTGCCAGATGAGAGCCCAACGTGGCTCCCTGACGCGAGGAAGATCCCTCCTGATGTGTATGACCTGAGGATACAGGAGCGCGAGGTATACGCCGCCGATGGCACGCTCTCCTCCGCCATCGACGTCCATTTCATCCTGCCATCCGTTGCCATGGTTCGGGCCCAAGTCTTTTGGCGTCTGGATGGGGTTGAGATCTGGGAGGTGGCTGGACCTCCGGTTGACTTCGGGTACTTATCGATTGAGAGGGGCATCCGATCTCCAGGAATCTCCTATGAGGTCTCTGTCGTCACGCTGTCGCCCAACGGGAACAGGAAGCATCCGAATTCCGGAGTGCGGAAGCTCATCACCACCCAGGGGTCGCTCCGCCAGCCAGACAACGTCGTGGGCTTCATCGCAGACCGTACCATCGAGGGCCTGGTCTTCTCGTGGCAACCGCTTGAGCCGGTGAAGAATTTCGATTTAGACTATTACGAAATTCGCCAGGGGGGCACCTGGAATACAGCCGTCAAGATCGGGCAGACAAATGACACCACGTATTCGACAAGAATTTTCGTCAAGGGCACCCAGACCTTCCTATTGAAGGCATTCAACACGGGCGGTCGCGGGAGTCCGATTGCCGCGTCGGTCGTGATGATCGTCGATGGGCGGATTGGCGAGAACGTCGTTCTGACGCGCCAGGAGGACAATACGTGGACTGGGATCAAGGAATCCTTTATTGTCGACAACGGAACGCTCCTCCTCGTGACAGAGACTAACGACGTCGGGTGGAGGGCCACCCAGTCCATATCCGCCTTCGGGAGTAGCCAGCAGCCCGGAGGGTATGGGCAGGGCTTCCGAGTCACCGGAACCTACACTACGTCCATCTTCGAGATTGCGTCCGATGCTCTGCGGAGCATTGTTGCCGTGGAGCTGGAGGCCACGCAGCTCGACGCGGCTTTCTATTGGACGGCTGTTGGCGTCGCTGACCAGGCATGGGACTCCGACTTCGGCCGTAGGCGCAAGTGGGGCGAGGTGCCCGACGGGAAGGTGGGGATCAAGGTCGAGATGCGTTTTTCTACCGCCGCAACCGCGAATGATGGAGACTTCGGACCGTGGCAGGAGCGTGCGCAGAACATCGAAATCCTGGCTCGCTGGGCGCAAGTGCGCCTGACAGCGACCGTTACCGACCAGGCATACACGGCCAGGATCACGCGGCTCAGGATCGGCTTCGATGTTCCTGACGTCGTCGAAGGCGGGAGCACGACCACGGGAACAGGCGGGACGACCACCGTTACCTTCGCTAAGGCCTTCCACGCCGCCCCCAAGATTTCGGCGATAGTCCTCGGCTCCCTCGCCGGCGACGAGGTGTATGTCGTTGAGGCGACCAAAACAAAAACCAGCTTCGAGGTTGCCGTCAAGAACGGCGGGAACTTCGTCGCGCGAACCGTGGAATACACGGCAGTAGGGTACTGACATGAGCCAAGGCTACCATCCCCTGGAAGGGACTGATCTCTTGGGCGACTCCTGGCAGGCGCTCAACGCCACAGACGAGGCGCTGGCCACTGACTTCAGCGGCCCCACGGCGCCGACCATCACCATCCCGTACATGCGGTGGGCCGACACGACGAGTGGATTCCGCAAGGAAAGGAACGCGGCCAACGACGACTGGATCATTGTCGGCCTTGTCGGCGTGGCTTATAGCGGCCTCCTGCCGATATCCGGTGGCATGATGGCGGGGACGCTGAACATGGGTGGAAATCCACTCACGAATCTCGGGCAGGGTAGCGGGACGGCCGCCGCACGCGTGCAGGAGCTGCTGCTGAAGGCAGACCTCGCGGCGCCGGCATTCACCGGCAATGCGACGGTAAACCAGGCCCCAGCCGGCAACTCCTCTCTCGTCCGGCGCGACTGGGCGATGGCGCAGTTCCTGGGCATTTCCGGAGGGACTTTGACCGGAGCGCTCGTACTCAATGGAAATGCCTCTTCGGCCCTGCACGCCGTCCCTCTCCAACAACTCGAGGACTGTGTTACATTTGACCTGTCCACAGGGCACCGCCACGATGGATCGGACAGTCGAGTCGTGCGGGGGATCAATCTTTCGAGTGCCCTGTCTCCTACGGGTAACGCCACGCTGGGGCAGTTCTTGGCAGCTAACGGCTCTGGCGCGTCTTCCTGGGCGACACTGAATAAGTCCGGGCTCGTGGCTTTAGGCGTACTTGCCTACGTTGACATTACCGGGATCAGTGCCTACGACCCAGTGGACTATCTGCTGACCGGAGTGAGTGACATCGCTTTTTTGCCGGTTCTAACGCGATGGTCGGGAGAACCAGATAATCCACTTTGGGATCTTAAATTTTTAGGTCTGGTGAAAAAATCCTCAGGACTCTATGCAACCATGCAGGGAGTCGGATCCGCTCGGTTCTACTATTACACAAGTTAAGGTGACCCATGGCTGGACTGAACGTCTGCGTGAACTTTTACGAGGCCGCTCTCTCCGTCGGTGCCTGGCGGACCGTATGCTCGGTGTCGGCGCCGGCAGAGCGCATGCTGAAGGTGAAGGGCTTCGTCATCAATACCGACGGCACGGATGGTTCCGCGAAGCCGATCCAGTATCGGCTCATTCGAATCGACTCCGGCTCCGGCAGCTCCACCGGGGCGGCGGCGCACAAGGCGAACAATGCACTCGGCGCGACCCCGGTGACCGTGGGAGCGAGGGCCTACACGACAGAGCCGACTTATGGATCTGCCGCATACACCGACGCCACGCCGCATTTCTATCGTGGACTCTTTCATCCGCAGGGCGGGATCACTCGAGATCTGACGTTCGATGACATTGTCGTCGAAGAGGGCACTGGATTGGCGCTCCAGGCGAAGGTCCCTGCCGGGGGGTCTGCTGTAAATGCTACAGGCCATATCGCCGTGGAAGAATGATAGAGGAGTGACATGTGTCCTCTGAAAGAACGGAACGATGGTGGGCCAAGTGGGCAGGGCAACTCATTGTCGCTGCAATTGCAGCCAGTGGGGTATCTATCGGTACTCGTCAGTACGATATGTCGGAGCTTTCGTCTGTCAGACAGGAGCTGCGAAGTCATGAAGATAATGATAAAAGCATTCATGATAGTCTTTCTCTCCTTCTCGCTGTCGATAATGGTGGGTTTTGTGATTCGCGCATCTTCCATGCAGTTGCTGAACAGATCCGCAAATCCATCGAGCCACTCCAAACCCGAGAGTCTGCAAGGATCTGGCGTCTCCGATTCCAACAACTCAACCGCGACCTCACACTCCCCGCAGGAGACTGACGGATGACGGTTCCAGCCTTTACGGTTTACACAGGCGAGACACCGGACTTCAAGGCGCATCCTCGGCTCCTCTTTCGTCACGTAGACAAGGCTGCGCTTACGGCCCGGACGAATTCCACGGCTGGCTGGAAAAATGAATGGGATATGATTACCCCACGGGAAGCCTGGCGTGTCGGATGTGTCGTCGACGAGTACATGGGGAATCCGATAGACATTATTTCTCAAGATGGCACCGGTAGTGGAAGTATAAATAATGCCTACTCGAAGACGCTTGCCATGGCATTCTGGGGATGGATCGAGGAGACTGGACGTACGGCCAATGGAGCGACAGATACTGCAATCGATGCCGTTATCTGGGCAGTGGATAATGTCACTGGCCTCGATAAGACCGAATCCAGAATTCGAGAGATGCTCCAGGTGGCGGCAGTGGTGTATGACATCTGCTACGATCAGATGACAGTAAGCGAGCGACAAAAGGTAGCAGGGTTTATCGTTGGCCTTGCAAATTGGATAATTCCCAAGTTGTCTCCACTGGACAACATCGACGGGCACTCGGGAATCAATGCGACCTGTACACTGCTTGGTCTGCTCGCTGCATACAACAACCCTAGTTACGCGAGCACCATCGCGGATCAACTCGATGATGTCCTCCAGTACCTTTTTGGGACTACGGATTTGATTGGGCGTCTATCTTATCCGCGTCTTTGTTTTACCGATGGCCACACCGAGAAGGGACATCACTACATCTACTACGGTTTTTGGTGTGAGCTCATCGCCATATGGGCCATGACCAAGGCTACGAGTTGGAATGGATTCGTAGCCGAGTCGGCATGGACATCGAAAGTTTGGGAGGAACTTCTCTGGCATTGCAAGGGTGGATCGGTTATAGCCACTCAGGGCATGGGGGATATGTATCGATACGATCCTCCATTCGGATGGGACATGCGCTGGGGTACCACCATTCTGGCCGCGATGAATTCCGCGAGTGAGAACGGCCGAATGGAGAAATGGTTGTTCGATCAATGGGAGGCCACGAATCCTCATGTGTGGGGTGCGACGAGGGTCTTCGATGTCATCTTTCTCGACCGTGCTAACATCGCCGCACTTCACCCGAAGGACGCATCTCCATCGCCATCGACTTCTCGGCTCTTCACGAAGCCCGGAGTCTATTACGGCCGGAAGGCGAAGCGTGGATCGAGCTATTCGAGCTGGGACATTGATAACATCGCCACGATTCGAATTTCGGCAAGAGGCCGCTACTACTCGGGCCATGCGCATCTCGACGCGGGTTCGATGAATCTCAGCGTGAAAGGCGACATAGTCTGCTTGACCCCAGCAGGCGTCTACGATGGAGCTGGGACGACACTCAGTCATTACAATGGATATACGCGGTCGTGGCTACAGAGTTGGGTCCCATTGATTTACAATTCGTCCGAGGAGTTCAGGTGGCAGAATGGATCCACAGTGAGCATCAATGACGGTGGTCAACAGTGGAAGCTTTACGCCGCATACACTCCTATCGAGTCAACGAGGTACGACTCTGGTAGCGCATGGCACATGTACAATGACGCAGGCGGGGAAGCCTGGATGCGATGTCGAGAGTTTTCGAAGGTCGAGGAGACCGTAGACAGCCACACTTTTCTTTTTGCGAATATTGCGGACGCCTACAAACTCTATGATACATCGTCGCTCAAGTGTCCGATCCTTGAAGTAAAATATCTCGTAATCTGGCCAAACGCATCTAATGGACTCTACTGGCCAGCGGTCCTTTACTACGCGAGGGTCAAGAAGCAGACGGCCTCATGGCCAGTCAAGATTCCGGTTCATACCGCGACGTCTTGGACTGCGACGAGCTATGGCGCTCACACCGTAGGCTATCAGGGTGTCGGGAAGCTCTGGATCGATATCTTCAACAAGTCGGCGCAGACAGTGACGATCCGGCCATATAGCTCCTCGACTCGCTACACTGCGCCGTGGAATTCAACGAACTACCCGCCGCAAGACGCAAAGGGAAGCGAACTCCCGTTCGAAACGAAGTCCATGCTCACGATCGGGAAGACGGCTCCGTCCGAGGAGGAGCACTATGTGGTCCTTTCCATGCTTTCGGAGGCTGACGACCCGGAGCCCGCGCAGTCGAGGCAATGGATCACCGATGCCAACTGGTATGGGATCACACTGGGAAGTGTGGACTACCGGATCAGCAAGACTCTGAAGACGTGTTCAGTCGGGGGTGGTGGACCCGACACGACGCCTCCAGGCGAGGTATCGAGCTTTCTGGCGACTGCCAAGAATCGGGGCATTCTCGTGACGTGGACCGATCCTGCCGACGCGGATCTCAAGGATGTGATGATCAAGTGTCGCACAAGCGCAACAAGCTGAGGAACCTATGGCAACATTCCAACCTGACTGGACCGAGGGAGTCGAACTTCACGCGTCGGAAGTCATCGCGCAAAATGGATCCGAGCAAGACGACATAGACATCGACTATCTCGGATACTACGCAATCCGAGGGCAGATCGATGTCACTGCGGCGACAGGAGCCTCGGGCGATGTGATTGTGGAGCTGTATGGATCCTGCGACTCTGGATCTCACGTCGACACGGAGGCATCCCAGAGGATACCGATTTCGTTCACCGCGGCTGCCCAGAAGATCCGAGGCTTTACTTTTGGACCCGGACCGTGGGTGCGCGTGAAGGTCTCGAACTATACAGGTCAAAATGTTACCTACATCTGCAGATACGCAGGTCTCAAGCAGGTCTCCTCATGATTCTGAAACCATCTCCCTGGTCACTCGAGATGTGCCGGCTGTCCCCGGAGGCGCAGGAGCTATGGCGTCTATGCGTCCTGGCATTCCCGCTCTGGGATATGGGACAGCGCTATGCGCATGACCAGAGTCCCTACGGGAATCATGGGACCTTTGGCGCGGGGCTCCTTACAACAGATTGGGTAGGGAGCCCCTACGGCGCGGCGCTGAGCTTCGGCGGCGGACTGACCGACGTGATTACCGTGGCTGACCCAGTCACGAGCTGGCTAGACAATGGATCTGCGATCTCGGCAGAGGTTGTCTTTTGCCCGACAAGCGTGGCTCTGAAGCATGGACTGCTCAACAAATATTGGACGTCCGCTGGTCAGCGATCCTGGCGATGGTATATGAATTTGACCGAGCTTGAGCTTCAGGTTTCTGTCGATGGAACCGCCTATGAGGTCCAGACCACTAGCGGCGCCGGGCTCACGGTTGGGACGTGGTACCATGCGATCTTCACTTTCCGGTCGGGAGTTTTCAAAACCTATCTGCAGGGGAAATCTATCCCGGTCGACGCGGACTTCGCGACGACCTCGGTCTTCGGGGGGCCTCAGCCGCTCCTAGTCGGACAGCGCCTGAGCGATGGCGGGGGCGCTGTGGATCTCTTCCTGGGCCAGATCGCGAGTGTACGGGTCTGGCAGCGGGAGCTGAGTGCCTGGGAGGCCCAGGCGCTCTACGAGGCCCCGTGGGCCATGTACGACCCAGGGATCCTCGGCATGCTACCGGGGCCAGGGTACGCGCTCGAGCACTCGGGGGGGAGTGGCCCGGGCCCCTGGTGGGACGCTGGGACGGTCCAGAAGGGCGTCCAGGCACTCCTAATCGAAGGCCTGGACAACGGGGTCAAGCACGACGTTCAGGCCTTCACGCGGGATACGAGCGACAACGTGAGTGCCGGCAGCGTCCTGGACGACGCGACCCCCGTGGGAATGGATGTGTCCTGGGATGGGGTCCGGCGAGTCACTACGTCGGCGCCCAGGCCGCCGGCGATCAGGAGGGCTCTCAGGCGATGACTGACACGAGAAGGCGGCTTGAAATCGGGGCTGCGGTCATGCAGATGGCATGGGACTGCGAGCGGCTGTCCCTGCGGGTGGAGCAGCTCGAGACGGTGAATCTGGAGCTTCAGCGACGTCTGGATGCCGCACTGGCGCCCAAATTGGAAGACGGCGGGAAGGCCGAGTATAAGGCTGCACCATGAGCTTCACTGGACGAGAGCAGACGATTTCGGTCGGAGACACGGGACTCATCCGCCTCAGGACATATCAGCCCACCACTGGCGCCACGATTCTCCAGATCAAGATTTACGCTCGGGCAGCTTATCAGGCCGACGCGGTGGATCCCGTTTATCTGAAAAGGCTCACGGCGACTCCCGCCGCGGGGGAAGACGGGGGTCCCCCTCTCTGGGAGATCGAGGCCGTACTCCCCGCGGACACCTTTGCGGAGGAGGGGTGGTACGTTGTGCGTTCTTACATGGAGCTTTCTGGCATTGGCAAGATTCACGGGGCTCCGAAGGAAATTTTTGTGACACGGGGCAGTACGTAGTAACAACCCAGCAGCACTCCTGAGCACCCGAGGACTGCAATATCACAGGAGACAATCGATGGCTGCAACAGTTCAAATCAGTCGATACCACGGTTCAGGCCCGACCAAGGTCAACAGCGTGACCCGAGCCGATTGGCTTTCTCTCGCGCCTGCCGGGTTCACGACCGGAAACGAAGACCTCCGTTCGACATTTCCGATCTCGAAGCCAAGCTCCGGCAGCGTCTGGAGCTTCGACAACTGGCACAAGTTCGAATGCACTGCCTTGGGAGGGGCTACGACTGTTGGATCCCTGAAGTATTATTCTTCGGGAGCGCCAGGAACCGGCTGGACACTGAGAACTACGGCGAATACGACTCCGATTTCGCCAACGTACGTGGCTCCTGACGCAAACAGCAAGGCGGGGACGACGATCACCACCGCGATGCCGACTGCCGAGCCCGGGACCTACACTATTGCGTGTATCGGGCCATTAGAGACCATGAATACCGCGACGTCATCTCTCTATGTCGCGGATCAGCTTGAGTGTGCGAGCACCGTCACCGGCGGAGTCTCGCTCACGATTCAGTGGAAGTACACGGAGGCGTAAGCCGAGTCAGCATGGAGAAGACCGATACAAAGCTGCGACCGGCAAAGAACACTTTGCTTCTCGAGAAGGAGGAACGGAGATTCACGGAGTCTCCGTTCCTCATTTTGGATGACTCGAAGATTCTCGTAGATCCGACATGGACGAAGAACCGCTTTACTTGGGAAGTCATTTACCGAAGCGGAGAAATTCGCAGACAGTACGAGCGCTGGGGAGACCATGTCTTCTGTACGCGCTGGCCCATGTGTCCACAGGAAGGGGTCAGGATGGTCAACGTCTACGATTCCTTCAAGACGGAAATCGACTATCCCATTCTGCGCTTCGAGGTTCCCGAGGGAGCCAAGCTCAAGATCTTCATGGTCTGCGGGTTTTCGATGGGTGGCCTTTGCCTGATCGATAGGATTTACAGCTTTGGGTGGGTCTCTTCCGATGGATTGCACAAAAAGTTTCATCACATCAATCCTTCCACTGATCCGCCGAAGATGCTCCTGAACGAGAGCGAGCGGCCAGTGTAACCCTTCTCGAGGGTGGCATGGCTGTTGAGAGACTTCTCGCAAACCTTACCGAGTCTGCTGGCTGGCCCATAGACTGGGCCTGCGGAACCGAAGACAGAACGAACGCCATCGTTCATGACGATGGCGACTTCAGCTACATCAACTCGGAGACACAGGGTGCTGCGCAAGGGATAGGGTTTTACGACACTCAGTTTATCGGCGATGACGACCAGATAAACAGTGTCACGTTTGTGGTCGTCGCGAAGAATGAATACGCCGGGGACACGGCGATTATTCGCGTCAAGTCGCATGCGCTCTATACGTCGACTCCGGACGCGCAAGAAGTCAAGGATGACTTCTACAACGAGTACCGGTTCACGTTTGCCGAACGTGCACCGAACGTTCCATGGACCAGGGGTTGGGTCAATCTTGCTTGGGCCGAATTGATTTCCGAGGCCGATGCCCATGTAAGGGTCACGCAGGTCTACGCGATTGTTGACTACGTTCCCTCGGTACCGAATGTTCAGGTCGAGGCCGGGGCGCAGATAGTTCACACGGTTAAGAATGTCTCTGCAGGCGCTGTCGTTCGCTTGCCTATCGAGTTGCCGCTTATGGGAGCGGGCGCCGGCTACTATGATCCATTAGACAAAGGGCACGGCGGAACTTTTGATTTGATTTATGCCGGCGCTTGGCTGTATGGATATCCGCCGACAAATGATTATGTCTACCTGATGACTCCGATTTCCGCCGGGGCGCAGCTTGCGATTTGCCCCCAGGTCAGACGAGTCTTGACTGGAGAGATACTCGCCTGGAGTACTACCGTAAGCACAGTTACGTTGAGTGCCACAGTCGATCCGACGAAGTCAATTTTGTTCTTCGGGTTTCGAGAGGCGACTACCATACGGCAGTGCGACGCCGAAATTGGCGGAACGTTTGTTAGCCTGACTTCTCCAACGAATCAGATCGTATTCCATAAAGGGACGAGTGATCCCTATGTAATAGACGCACTCAGATGGTGGGTAATTGAATTTGCCGATGGGGTGTCAGTTGAGCATAAACTGTTGACTCTTCCGGGCGGAAGCTTAACGACACCTCAGACTGGATTTCTAAATTTAACCACTCCAGTCGCTAAGGGAAGAAGCTTCTGTCTCCTCAGTAACGATCCGACCGCTAGCACTCCAACTGCCTGGAACAACGATGACTTTATCAAGGTGTTTCTATCTGGTTTGGTAGGAGTGGACTGGACAAATATAACCTGGGAGACCAACGGGACTAGTTCGACTTCTCATCATCTCCACGTCCAGATAGTACAATGTGACAATGGGTATGCTTCGGTCCAAGAGGGCGTCATCGCCCATACCAGCGGTTCTTCGGTTACTGCGACCCTGTCGCCCACGATACCAAAAAATAGACTTGTCGCCTTCTTCACGTCCAAACAGGCTGGGTCGAGCACGACAGAAACCGCACTGCACAGTCGGACTTGCGTTCCCAATGCAGACATAGCTACTGGTCTGACTTTTCAGGCGCAGGCGATTGCCGGTGGCGGGCACAGCATCTACTGGTACGCGATTCAATTCCATGCCGCCACAGTACAGCACTACGATGTATCCTTTGGCGCTGCAGATCTCTACAAGACTGTAACGCTGACGACTCCGGTAGATGTTCGCTACGCATTGCCGATTGTCCACATCAGTGGACATCAGTTTTCTAATATGCGGGCTACATCTGCAACGTCTGTTGACTTTGCTCGTCACTTTACCGAGGTCGAATGGGGAACGGTAGTAGCCAACAAGGCGCAGACTATCGTAATTTCTCGTGGGGCGGTTACCGCCCTAACTACGGCATTGCTTCATCTTCAGGTTGTCGAATTCGTGCCTTATTCAGGCACCACGAAGAACGTCGATGCCGGCGCGCGCGTTCGGTATACAAAAACAGTCGCTGCCGGAGCCGGGATCCGCTGGGGGCCTGCCGCGACGTTAGTAGGAGCCGGGCTGCGTCATGGACCCACGGCGAAGACCGCGGGGGCTGCGGTCCGCTACGAGAAGACGGCGACAGCTGGTGCGGGCCTACGGCATGGACCCGCGGCTAAAAACGCCGGGGCGGGCGTAACGCTTTCCAAAACGTTGAATTGTGGCGCGAATCTCGCTGCGGTTTCTGCGACTGTCAATGTATCAGCTGGCGCCGGGTTACGTCACGGCCCCACGGCGATGGCTGCGGGTGCGGCTCTTGTCATCGCTTTGACGACGATTTCCGCAGGTGCTGGAGTACGTCAGGGTCCGACGGCTCTGTCGGCTGGCTCAGAACTCCAGAAGACCAACGTCCTTTCCGCATACACCGACACCTGGAGCTACTACTATTGCACCTCTGGGACTCCGACGGACTACTACGCTGCCGCATTCTACGGCGCGAGCTACGACAAGTCGGCATGGTCCACGGGGCCCGGGATCTTCGCTTGGCCCGCAGATGGTCTTACGGGCCTTTCTGCCGCCACAGTGGGCACATCCAGTGGTCATCATGCCACGGGTACGGCTCCTCCGATCTACATCATCCAGGACATCTACATCCCGGACAAGACGAAGCTCGTCAGCCTGAAGTTCGAGGTCATCTACGATGATGGCTTCGTCTTCTGGGTCAATGGAACAGAACTCACTGGCTCCGGGATGCCGACTGCCGGCAGGCCGACGACGATCAGCGGATCGGGTACGACCGGATTTTCTACGCTCACGATCTCCAGTAACGACGAGGGTGATGTCCACACCTACACGTTGACCGGCGCAATGCTCGACGCGTTCGTCACCGGGATGAATCGCATCGCTGGAATCTGCCTCGATTGCAATGCCACATCGACCGACATTGGGTTTGGTGTCAAGATTACCGCGACCCACCTTGCGAGTTGGGCTCACAAGGATGTCTCGGCTGGGGCAAGAGTCCAGTTCACGACATCCGTCGCAGCCGGTGCGGAGTTGTCTGGCGTTACTCTCTTGGCCGGTGCGGGTCTCGTCCATGGGCCTGCGGCCAAAGATGCCGGGGCCATGCTCCAAAGCGCGAAGACCGTTACTGCCGGCGCGGCAGCTACGCTGTACCGCACGCTCAATGCCGGGGCATCGCTCCCCGGAAAAGAAGTCGCTGCCGGTGCGGGATTGCGGATTCAGAAAGACGCGACGGCCGGCGCGGCACTCAAGATACCCAAGTCGCTCGATGTTGGCGCGAGTGTCAAGACCGTAGGTGCCGCGCTGAGCATCATGTCGGATGACTTCTCGAGTCCGGCAGCTCCGAGCGACATCGACACGAACAAGTGGCAGGAGTACGTTCAGTCGACTGCCGGCGCCGCATCCTATGGGCACGTCGACGACTCCGGAACGCAACGCGGCCGAATTCTCGGAGGCACCGGATCCGATCAGCACTGGATGCTCGCGAAGAACTGGACCGAGACGGACTACGATGCCTCGGTTCGCTGGAAGTACAACAGCACGACGTCCTACTACGTGGCATTGTCGGTGCGTGTCGGAAAATCCGGAGACTCGACCGTCTCCGGAGTCAACAACATCTACCTCCAGATCAACCCCTCGAGTTCGTCGAACAACGTAATTCTTCAGCGTCGTTACTGGACGACTTCGGCTCAAACCGTAGCAGTCGCCACAGGTAGTCTCGCGATTTCGGCGAACACCGAATACCGCTCGAGGATTCGAGTCTCCGGGACGAACATCAAGGCCTGGATTTACAACGCGGCTGGAACCGCCGTCCTCACATTCGACAACGGCGGAGCCGGGTACGACATCTCCACAACGAATCCATCTGGCCCTCCTGGATTCAAATTCTCGCATTCGAGCGAGACCTCGAGCGACTACTTCACCTTCTGGGATTTCCAGATCAACCGGATTTCTTCCACAAGCCAATTCGAGGTCTTCGCCGGAGCGACATGGTCCGGGACGGTTCTTCAGTATGCCGCCGGGGCGGCGCTTCTCGTCCCGTCGATTCAACGGAACGTCGCCGCAGGCGCCGCTATCAATACGTTGCCTGCTCAATATTGCCCACCCATGGTCTTCGGCATCACCGAGACCTTGGTGTCGGTGCACGTCGAGTATCAGGCGGCAGCCGATCAGTACATCGAGTACGGGCCCAGCGAGGCCGAGATCGCGAAGTACACGACTTCGACCCAGACGAACGTCACCCTGGTTACACAGAATATCCCCAACGGCGAGGGCGACTTCTCCGCTGGCGGAACTGTGTGGTACCGCGTGCGTGCTCGAGCGACCGGGTCCGGATCTTACGGGATCGGATTCCACCACTTCACGCAGCTCGCACGATCCGGCAGCGACTCTACTCCTTGGAAATGGATTCACGTTTCGGATTCGCGTGGGGAAACGTCGAATACAATTTCCCCCAAGTTCACCGATGTGATCCAGCAGATTTTCCCGGGTGCAGGATCCGATGAATTTTTGCTGTGCACTGGCGACCTCTACAATCCGGCAAGCGATAGCGCATCTGGCATCACGACCTCGACACGCGCATGGCGCTCGGGGGCTACCGGGTGGGGGCAATACGGAGAAAAGGGAGCAAATCTCCAGCTAAAGCATACTTTCGGGAATCACGAACTCGACTCCGATACTGCGAAAGCGGACGCACGAAAGGTGCGATTGTTGCTCGGTCCATGCGCTTCCTTGGCGGGGCAACAGACGGATGGCGTAGACTCGAGCTGGAAAGAGCGCTACTACTATTTCACGTGGGGCGGAGCGGTCTTCTTCGTCCTCGACTCCTATGCCTATGGGCTCGCCAGTCAGTACCGGATGAGCCCGGCTCAGTGCACATGGCTGACTGCGGCAATGGAGCGGTTCAAGGAGTATCGCTGGAAGTTCATCTGTCTCCATAAGTTTGTCGATCAGGATGACCCTAACCACGGAGACAACATCACCTCTCCGAGCGGCGCGGCGGCAAACCAAACTTTCCTCTTCAACCTGATCAAAAAGTATGGCGTTCAGATCGTCTTTAATGGCCATTACCATGGATGGTACATCCGCCAAAGAAACTCGAAGGAATGGTACGTCACTACGAACTTCGAGAACAGCGATGGAACGACTTCTGGCGGGTTTAACGGAGATGTAAACGATAAGCGTTACGTGCGCGTGCGCATGGGGCTCGGGTGGAACGGGTCAAGTTACGATGTCAATCCGAAGAAACTCACGCTCGAAATCACGAAGATCGACGGGACGATCACGGCCCGTACGGTAGTCAACACCTCGGACTCTCCATGGACCTGGGGCGAGAAGATCGTTACTTGCGGAGTCGCGGTCAAGTCGCTCCGGATCATCGCGGCTGGCGCCGACATCCTTGTCGGAACGACGGTCGATGTCGCTGCCGGCGTGGGAGTCCGGTGGAGCAGGACCCCCATCGCTTCGGGAGTTGGTTTGCAGCTACCGAAGAACGTGTCCTCCGGCGCTGGGCTCCGCCACGGGCCTACGCCTATCGATGCTGGGACTATCCTTCGCCGAACCGTCCCAGTATCTGCCGGCGCGGGGATTGTCCATGGGCCTACAGCCAAGGCCGCAGGGGCAATGCTGCAGCAAACCCCTTCGGCGTTGACCGCAGGAGCCGCCGCAACGCTCTATAAGCTTGTGTCGGCTGGAGCAAACGTTTCTCAACCGGGATCGATCTCGGTTACTGCCGGAGTCGGGGTGCGCTGGACCGTGGCCCCTGAGGCGGGAGCCGGGATCCGCAAGGGACTCGTGACTGCCGGGTTGCCATGGGTCGAGGTGGGCACGAACGCGCTTCCAGCCGGGATCTATTCCCATACGACCCTGTCGTACCAGGGCAAACTCTGGCAGATCGGCGGCTCGGACGGCACGACGATCTCGAAGAAGGTCTACTGGTCCTCGGATTTCGGCGCAACATGGACCGAGGCGGGGACGAATGCCCTACTCGAGGCGACCTACAGCCATGCGAGTGTCGTATACGACGGCCGAATGTGGGTCTTCGGCGGCACCACTCCAACCGGGATGTCGAGAAAGGCTTCGTGGTCCATCGATGGCGCGACATGGACCGAGGCGGGGACGAACCAACTGCCGTCGCTATGGGATCGCGGAGTCGCACTCTCCCACGACGGGTGGATATGGCTCATAGGTGGGTATAGCTCTCAACGGAAGCAAGTCTGGCGCTCTCAGGACTGCATCACGTGGTCTCAGATCGGGACCGACGTCCTCCCGATCAATGTCTATCACCATGCCGGATGCGTCCACGATGGAAAGATGTGGATTTCTGGTGGCGCTGATCCGAGTTCGGGACTGAGGCACAAGAAAGTTTTCTGGTCGACCGCCGGTTCGACATGGACCGAGGCGGGAACTGATGCCCTGCCGATAGCTAATTTCGAACACAAAATGATTTCTACCGATGGTCAGATGTGGATCATCGGAGGAAGCACACAGGGCGGGATCATCACCCGGGCGATTCTTTCGAGTGTCGACGGCGCGGCATGGATTGAGATCGGAGTCAATGGTCTCCCCGAGCAGCGGTACGAGCATAGTGCGCTCGTATTCCGTGACCGCATGGTCGTCACCGGCGGAATCTACACCGTCGACAAGCGTACAGTCTTCTCAGCGCCGGCTGTCTCGGGGCTCTCTGCGGGCGCGGCTCTTGTCCACGGACCCGCGGCCCTGACCGCTGGCGTCGCGGTGCGCCAGACACCCTCGGCGATCTCCTGCGGCGCGGGGCTCCACCACGGGCCCGCGGCGAAGGTCGCAGGCGCAGGGATCCGCTGGGGACCTGCGGCGACGACCGCCGGAGCCGGGCTCCGTCACGGTCCGACAGCGCTTGACGCCGGAGCGGTACTCCAGCGTACACTTCTGGTCTCGACTGGCGCAGGGCTCCTCCATGGCCCTGCGGCTGAGGCTGCAGGCGCCGGCCTCCGCCACGGGCCCACGGCTATCGATGCCGGAGCGGTGTTGCGCCGTACGGTGCCGATAGCTGCCGGAGCCGGGCTCCAGGCGATCACTATCATGGCCGGGGCATCTCTGCAGCAGACCCCTGCGGCTCTGACTGCCGGATCTGGCCTCCGCCACGGGCCTGCGGCTCTGACTGCCGGAGTGGGGGTTCAGCGCGGTAAGGACGCGCTCGCAGGGGCTGGGGTGAGGCTCGGGGTCCTCCTCGACGCCGGCGCCGGCCTTCATCACGGGCCTGCGGCCAAGATTGCCGGGGCCGCCATCAGGATCTCTCGGACACCGATCGCCGCCGGGGCTCACATTGTGGGGGGCGTCTCGGTCTCTGTCGGCTCGGGACTGCGTCATGGTCCTGCGTCCCTGACTGCCGGCGTCGCTGTGCGGCAGACACCGCCAGCCCTGGACGCGGGAGCGCTCCCGACGTGCTATAGGACGGTCTTCGCCGGGGCGTCGATTCTGACCGCGGCAGAAACCGTCAAGACTTGGACTTTTATTTCTCGCGTGGTTCCATACCGCCACTGGGACTCGAGGATCGCGGAATCCGACTGGAATTCGAGGACTGGTTGACGAGTGGCTCCTAGTGGGGTATCCTTCACGCGGCGGCCAAAATAGTCGCCACGGAGCCCTGGGCCGCATCCCGGGAAGGAAGGACCCAATGGAAGAGTACACAATCGGAATCGACGGTGCGTTGCCCCTTAGTTTCCAGGGCAACCTGATTGCCGACGCGACATCGTGCCTGAATTCGCACGAGTCCACGCGTTGGCACGAGATCAGGATTTACAAGAGCAAGAGCGGATCGCTGGTAGGGGAAATTGTTTTTGACACTAAATGGGAACACGAGGCGTCGCGGTCGTGGGCCAAGGTTTTTGGGGAGCATAAGGGGGCAGAACTGGCTGCGTGGTTTCGAGCGCACGATCCGACGGAGGACTGCTTCGGATTCCCTGCCGGGGAGGTCTATCGGGAGAAGCAGGCGCGACTCCAACGGGATCTACGGATGCGCTACGCGAAGGCTGTCGGAGAGGCTCTCTTGAAGAGCGGACTCACGGAGCGGGTGGAGTGAGGCGGCGGAGGATTGCTCGCGCGGCCGCGAGAATCTCGGCGAGCCCGGATAGGACGCCAGCCGCGAATGTGCAGGTGAGGGTAGCGTAGATTCCGGGCCACATGAGAGGCCAGAAGACCGTGCCATCGCGATTCATTCCATTTTCGATACAAACACAACCAAAGACGAAGATTCCGACACCGAAGATGCACGCTGCGCAATGGAGAGCCGCTACCATGGAATTTCTCCAAAAAGGTTCTTGACGCCTATGAAGACCATATGTAGACTACGGGCCATGGCTCCGACGAACAAGAGAAAACTCACCAATTTGGCTCTCTCTCCTCAAGCACGATTCGTCCTCGAGGCAATCGCAACGCAGCGCACGGCAGAACGCGGCGGCAAGCCGGCCAGCATGACGGCCGTGATGGAGGACGCCCTCCTGGCCTTCGCCGTCCAGCTCGGGGTCCGGGTGAGGAGGAGCGCATGATGGCTGCCGCGAGGAGGCTACTCGCTGGTCCACGGGTGGACTCACTGGCGGGCGACCCCCCGGTTTTCGCGGTAATTTTGGGTGGATGTTCGCGTACTGGTGATACACGCGCATCCCCGAACGTCGGACGAACAGACGCCGTATTGACGAACGTCACTACGGCGGAAACCATTGATCCAGCGGTCCGGGGGGACTTCGGGGGGAAAGGCCTGCGAGGAGGCGATGTGCGCTTCGCGGGACCATGTCGTCGGCAGGGATCCCCCTGCTGGTACTGTAGGGTACGGGACCCTAGGACCGGCCGGCGGTCCTGGCGGTCAACGGGCACGACCGTGCTCCGAGCGGCGCGGGCCATCATCCGCCGCTGGGAGGTGGAGGAGGCGGAGAGCGGCGTCCAGACGCTGACCCACCAGCCGACGGTCGCCCAGTCCGTGGGCCATTGGCTCGAGCGGGAGGAGGCGAGGCTCTCGCCCCTGACGTGCAGGCGCCTCCGGGGCGTTGCCCGCCAGTGGCGGGAGGCCTGGGGTAGCATGGCGCTGGGCGACCTGACGTCTGGCATGCTCGACATCTACCTGGCCGGCCGCCGTCAGGCGTGTGCCGCCACGACGGTCAACCTCGAACGCCGGCTCCTCCTCTGGTGGCTTGCGGACGCATGTCGCCGCGGCGAGATCCGGACGTCGGCGGCCAAGGCGACAGAGCGCTACCCGGAGGAGGTCCACGAGCTACGGGTCCTCCGCGGGGACGACCGCTTGCGCCTGGAGGCGGCTCTCGAGGTTGAGCCGTGGGATGTCCGCCTCGCCGTGGTCCTGGCGCTCGAGACGGGGCTCCGCCAGCGGGCGATACTCGCCTTGCGCTGGGAGTGGATCGACACGGAGGGTGGGTGGATCGCGCTCCCAGCATCCGCGCTCAAGAGCCGCAGAGATCTACGTCTCCCCCTGTCGCCGGACGCACTGGCCGCCGTCCGTCGAGGGCAGACGGCGGTCCTCGGTCCGGTCTTCCGTCGATGCGCCGAGGACCTGCGCCGTCACTGGGTGCGGATCGTCCACCGTGCCGGGTTGCGTGGTCTGCACTTTCACGACCTGCGGAAAACGTTTCTTACGGACCAGTGCAAGAGAGGCACGCGCATGGAGGTGGCCATGGCGCTGAGCGATCATCGCGATCTGCGCACGGTCCTCAAGTGCTACAGAGCGATCGATCCGGAAGAGCTGCTCAGGGCAGTGGGTCGCACGTCGGATTCCGCGAGAGAGAGTGGAGCATGAATGAGCTGGCACTATTTGCCGGAGCTGGCGGCGGGATCCTGGGGGGGATCTTGTGTGGTTTCCGAACCGTCTGTGCCGTGGAAATCGAGCCGTACTGCCGAGAAGTCCTCCTGCGGCGCCAGCGGGACCGTGTGCTTCCCCTGTTCCCAATCTGGGACGATGTGCGGACCTTCAACGGTTGCCCCTGGCGTGGACTCGTGGATGTCATCACAGCGGGATTTCCGTGCCAGCCGTTTTCCGTCGCCGGGAAGAAGCGAGGAGCAGACGACCCCCACAACATGTGGCCCGACACCATCCGTGTCATTCGCGAGGTGGGACCGAGATTCGCGTGCCTGGAAAACGTCCCAGGGCTGGTTGCCACTGACTATTTCGGCACGATCATCGGAGACCTGGCAGAGGCAGGGCTCGATGCGGAGTGGACAGTTGTTTCAGCGGCCGAGTGCGGAGCGCCGCATCGACGAGAGCGACTGTGGATACTTGCCTACCCTGTGCGCGAGGGACTACAGGAACGACATTCTGCCGAATGGCAGCCACAGTCCCGGGTTGGCACGTGTGATTGGTGGGCTACTGAATCCGGAATGGTGCGAGTGGTTCATGGGATTCCCAATAGGGTTCACAGGATTAGAGCCCTTGGAAATGCACAAGTTCCACGGGTGGCTCAGGAAGCATGGGAGAGGTTGATGGCCCGCGCGGTCGGCAGGCCCTTGGACGGGAGTCGGAGAGACGGGGCGGGATAGGTCGGTCAGAGAAGGTGGTGGACACGGTGGAATCGTACAGGTGGTTGGACTTTCCTCCGGGGGAGCACGTGTCACGCTACCACCACGTCGCGTGCTCCCCGTCTACCGCTACCTCTTCCTCTTCCTTTCTCGAGCGTCAGGAGCCAGCACTCCTGGCGCTTTTTTCTGGAGACTACTATGGATCACGATCCAAAAGTCGGCGACGAGGTGTATGCGATGGTCGTGCGCAATGGGATTACTATCCCTATCGTCGGCCGGATCGTCCAGCGGATGACGGAGCCAGTAGGCGCCTACGAGATCCAGCTCGCGGGCACGAAGAGGTATCTCGTGATCTCGAAATTCCACTTCAGACGCTCGGCGACGCTTGTGGTCGCCGAAGCGCAGGCGCTCAATCTCCCGATCCTGCTCGGGTCTCCAACGAGCACCTACACGTACGCGGCCAGCGTCACGGCCCCGGCGATCATCCCACCCAGCCTGCCGCCTGTGGCGCTCGCGGATTAACGTACTACCGTTGGAGACGGCGGTTGTTTTTGTGTGAGGTCATTCAATCATTGCCCGCGACCAATATCTTGAGCGGCAGGCTATTTCATTTGTCTGCTTCCGGGGCCGCTTGTTGCGGCTCCAGGCCCCTCGCGTCCGGCCGCACCGAGCAGCTCCGGCGCGAGGGGCCATTCTTTCAGATCCACCACTCGCAGGCTCGTCGTCTGCGAGCACCAAGGGCCGAGGCGTCCCAACCAGGGCGCCTCGGTTTTTTTGAGATGAGACATGGAAAAACTTGAGCCCAAGGAAGAGAAAGAAGAGTATCTCTGCGCGATCTGCGATCGCCCTGTGCGCGGAAACTGGGGTGTCTACACTCCAGAGCACTGCTTGTGCGGCGACTGCCTCGAACGCGCGTCGCGCCCTCCGCAGCCGGGGCGCCTGTGGATGTGGTGCTACTGGCTGGCACTCGTGATCTTTGCCGGGATCACAGTGGCGGTAGGGATCCATTTTGTGTCGAGGTGATGCATGCTCGGTGTCGAGGAGGCCCGTCAGCTGAATCTCGATGCACTCACGCGGTGGCTCAGACCGCAGGTGAGGATGCAGACTCAGTGGGGCACGATTACATCTCGCGAGTGGGTGATTCGCGAGACAACTCGTCTACTTGAGCTGGGGTATATCGTGGAAGCCGTGCAAGACAAGACGACGGGCCAGGTGGCGATCTTCCACGAGGCCACGCCGTGGAGGGTGCGGCCCAAGTGGCGGCGGCCGACGCCCATCTACCGGCAGGCGCGGGACGCCTTGAAGGACTCCGCACTGGACGACGGACTGTCGTTCTCGGAGTGGTTCGACGCCTCCGGCGTTCCCAGGACCTCGTTTTGCAGAGTCAGAAAGTACCTGTTCGAAAACGGTTACGTCAAGAACGTCGGAACGACAAAGAGGGCCAGGTATGCGCCAAAGTGAAATGGTCCCATGGTCCCACGCGAAAAATGGCACTTGGTACCATTTTTTGGGACCAATTTTCGAGAGGGCGAAAAAAGCCGTGGGACCAAACTGGGACAACGCCTTCAAGCCAAAGTCCTTCAGTTGTAGGGGTTCGCTGACAGATGGTACCAGGTACCAAGATGGTCCCAACCGGTCCCATGGGACCATTGCCCCCTCTTGGTACCACGTTCTCTCTCTCCCTATAGGGAGAGAGAGTGGAACCAAAGGTTGGAACCAACGGGTGGAACCTCCCTCTGGAGCATGCGGATGAAACGCCACCCCGCCACCCGTCCAACCCCTCCCGGCTGCCTCCCCATGCCGCCGCCCTACTCGAGCTTTGTGTCCGGCGCCGGGAGCCGGGACCCGGAGACCGCCGCCGCCCTGGAGGTCGAGGCCAGAGCCTGGACGGCCGGCCAGGCACGGCAGGCGGACTCCATGGGATCTACCGGCAGTGCTCGGGGCTCGTAACATGAGGAGTCAAGATGAAGAGAGTCGAGCTGATGGGCAGGGTGGACAGGAGCGAGTGGCTGTAGGGACCCATTTTGTGTCGAGGTGATGTGATGGTCTGCAATCAGTACGGATGCTCTATGGATGCTATAGCCGGCGAGCTATGGTGCCCCAGGCATTCTCATGGAGGACCAGACGTGGATCATGAGCGCGGCGCTGCTGAGAAGTCGAAGCTTCCGATGCCAAACATCCTGGCCGTGGGGCTCTTTATTGGCTTCTGGTCGCTCGTGACAATGTTGGTGGCCCTGGCGATTCACGCGGTTCGATGGGCGGTAGGGTGAGCCTATGGACGCAAAGCCAAATCGAGAAGTCTCCGCGCAGCCGCAATTTGACCCGATACAACCCCCATGGTCGGCTATGGACGCAAAGCCAAAGCGAGAAGTCTCCGCGCAGAACGCCAGTATCGAGACGCTGAGCGTCACGATCAAGGCAATGGTCATCAACGGCAAGCAGATGACGTTGTCTGTTTTCCGGCAGTTGCCAACCTGCAATGCCTACTGTGAAGATGGATCGCTGCATCCTGATCGCGACTGGTGGGGAATTGTGAGGTATTGGATCAAGGAGGAAGGCAGCGTCTGGGCGGTTTGCCGAGTCGGAGACAAGCTTTGTCGGGCGAGCACTTCGATCCACGAGCGTTTTGGTGAGATCGACAATCTCCGTTTGAGGCTACGTCGCGCCATCGAGACACGGGACACATATAACACCATCTCCGAGATGAAGGCCGAATACGAGCGACTCCGTAAGACATATGACGAGTCGCGTTCCCGGCTTCGGAATGATTGTCCGATCCCGAAGATAGTATGTGTAGCCAGGGGCTACGATGTCATAGAGAGTGCCAGCGTGGCCGCACGCGAAGAATGGATACAGAGCCGCTGTCCGCCGTGGCCGCGGCAACCGGACTACCCTTCCCTCCCCTCCCCGTACAATAAGTGGGTGGAGGGTGAGCAGGGGAAGTATGAAATTGATGTGGAACGTTACGAGTACCAGATTACCTGGTGCGAGCGGGCTATGGATTCTCGGTCGGTCCTGTTGAGCCTTGCACAGTTGTTCATTGCGGTGTGAAGTGAACGTCAAAGATCTCATACAAGAAACGGAAGCCTTCCTTGACCTCGAAGAGCAGGTGCGAGGACTGGCACAACGCATCACAGGAGGACGTATGGTGGAAATAGCGATGGTTCCGGCGGAACTTGCTCCGGAGCCCGCGACGATCAAGGTGGATTTCACGAAGGACAAGTCCCCGTTCACGCGGTCCGAGCGCGTGACCAAGCGCGTCAAGATTTTCCTCTGGGGAGACAGCGGCACGGGAAAGACGCTACTCGCGATCCAGTTCCCTGCGCCCGTGGTCCTGGACCTCGAGCGCGGAAGCGAGCAGTACGGGGACGTGCACCCGTTCGAGGTGCTGCCGGCGAACTCGGCAGACGACTGCATGAAGGCAGTGGACTGGCTCCTGGTCCACAAGCATCCGTACCGGACTCTGGTCGTGGACCCGATTACGGTCTACTGGGAGATGCTGCAACGGAAGTGGAGTGAGATACTCCTCCTCCGCAACAAGCAATCGAAGGGCAACAAGTTCGACTTCTACGACATGCAGCCGAAAGACTGGATGCCGCTCAAGAGCGAACTCAAGGAGTTCATCCGCAAGCTCCTCGCTCTCGACATGAACATCATCTGCACGGCTCGAGCCAAGCCGCTTTACGCAGAAGGCGAACTCATGCGCAAGGTCGGCGAGACATTCGACGGAGAGAAGAGCCTCCCCTATAGCTTCGACACCGTCCTGAGGTTGACGCGCGAGGCCGGGAAGTACGTGGCAGAGACGATCAAGGACCGCACGCAGAAGTTGCCGACCGGTCAGTGGGAGCAAAGTTACGGCGTCTTTGAGACAGCCTTCGGGAAGCGCACAGTGACGCGCGAGGCGAACCCCGTGAAGCTCGTGACGGAGGAGCAGAAGGTGGCGCTCAAGGCGCTGATCAAGGCGCTGAGACTGAATGACGAGAAGGTTGCCGAGCGCCTCGAAAGCTATGGCGCTGCGAGCGTCGACGACCTCACGAAGGACAACGCGGCGGTCATCATCGAAAAGTTAACGGCAGCCAAGGACAAGGTGCTCACCATGAAAGGAGTAGCCAGTGTCGATTGACCTGAACAACTTGGACTTCAGCCACGTGGAAACGGCGAGGTCGTTTCCGATCCTGCCGGCAGGGAGATATGCCGTCGAGATTCTGTCGGTGAAGGCTGACGGACCGTGCACGAAGAACGGCGACGAGATGTGGGGGTTTCAGTTGGCAGTCCTCGACGGCCCGTTCACCGGCCGTCGCGTGTTCGACAATCTCATTTTCAGCGAGGCGGGGTTGCCGCGGCTGAAGCTGATCCTCAAGGCACTCGGCGTCGACGTCTCGCGGCCGGTGAGGATGGCGCCGGACCTGATCCTCCACCGCAAGTGCTACGTCACGCTCGAGATCAAGGCGTACAACGGCACCCAGCAATCCAAGCCGCGCTTCGACGGCTACGAGCCACTGGTGCGCGAGATCGACCAGGAGCTGGACGCCGCGGTGGAGAAGGACCCGGAGAACGCGCCGGGCGCGCCGGGTGGAGTGGACGACGAAGAGCCCCCGTTCTGAGATTCTGAGGTGTCCCTGGGGAGTGGACCCCCAGGGACTGGATCGAGGTGAGTGAAGGTGAACCCGTTGCCGTCTTTCCCATTCTGGGCCAAGGACTGGATCTCGGATGAGAGGGTCCGGAGCATGACCCTGGAGCAGGCTGGAGCGTACATCCACCTGCTCGCCGCCAACTGGGTTGAGGGCTCGCTTCCGCATCGGTTGTGCATCCTTTCTGCGTTGGCAATGTATCGGAAGTGCATCCGCAAAAGCCAAAACGATGCAAGCTTTGAAAAACATGTGTGGAGCAAGATCTCCGACCTGTTTGTGGACGTTGGAAACGGAAGAATTTGTAATCGACGATTACTTAAGGAGTTAAATGAGGCAAAGGCCAGGCATGACCTACTGGTAGAGAGCGGCAAAAGGGGTGGGGTGGCTTCAGCCAGGCTTAAGGGTGCCTCAAGCATCCATCCCCATCCCCATCCCCATCATGATGAATCCCCCCTACCCCCCACGGGGGGGAGTGAGTGTTTGGCGCACGCGCCTCCCGGAGAGGAATCCGGAGGCAACGGGACTGGGGGCGACGAGGTCCCCATCGAGGAAGCGATCCAGTCGTACGTCGACGAGTACAACGAGCACGTCCGGCCGCTGATGCCGAACCAGGATCCGGTCACGACGATCTCGAATGCGAATCGGAGGGAGCTTCTGGCACGCATGGACCAGCATGGACCTGGATTCTGGAATCTCTTGGTTCCCGAACTCCGGAAGCTCAATGACTGGGCACGATCGAGACCCTGGTTCAATTTTGGCTACGTGGTCTCCGCAAAAGGCTGCACGAAGATTCTCCAGGGCACCTACAGAAAGGACACGAGATGACCTACTACCGGCGGGGTGCAAGACGATCAGAGAGGGTGCAGGAGAACGCGAGCACCTCCGGAGCCAGTGTCCTGAGTCCCGCGTCGCAGGAGCTGCGCAATCTGGCGAAGAATCCTGGAGTCGAGATTCACGTAACAGACACAGAACGATTCGAGATCCACGAGCACGGGGTGTTTTCGTTGGATCATCGGGTGTTCCATTCATACTCGGATCGATTCTTCGATCCGTTGTTCGATGGGTTGCTTGCGCAGTCCAAAGGGCAAGCGTTACGGATGCCGGGTGAGTTCATGGGCCTGAAGCGGTTCCTGGATCTAAATCCAGAGTATGGAATGAAAGTGGCTGGATTGTCCCCGAGCTGGTGGAAGGCAATGGGTGGAGTTCAAGAGTCGGTAGTAGCGGGATCGCAGATTGAGGTGAGGTGAAAGATGGAAACGAAGTGGATTGACGCGTTGAGAAAAATCGGTGCATGCCTCGATGCTGTGGTCTGGGCCGAGACTCAGGAGAATCCGGCAGTGGCCTGGGCAGCATGCCAGAGAGGCGACTGGATGCTTTGGCTCATCGTCAATTGCGACACGGCGGACGTCTCGCAGATGAAGAAACTCGTCCTGGCGGCATGCCGGTGTGCACGACTGGCATTGCCATTCGTGAGAGTCGGTGAGGATCGGCCGAGGCTGGCGATAGAGGCTGCGGAGGCCTGGACGCGAGGAGAGGTGAGCATCGATAAGATGCGACCCGTCTTCTCCGCAGCCGCCGACGCAGCCGCCGACTCCTGGGACGCCAACGACTTAGTCTCCGAGTCAGCCGCCACAGCCGCCGCCGTCTCCGCTGCCGCCGTCGTTGACGCCGTCTGCGCCTTCTCCGCCGTCGAAGCTGCTGCCAAAGCTGCTGCCTATGCTGCTGCTGATGCTGTCGATGCCGCCTACGCTGTTGTCGACCCTGCTGCCAAAGCTGCTGCCAAAGCTGCTGCCTATGCTGCTGCTGCTGATGATGCTGCTGATGCTGCTGCCAGAGCTGCTGCCTACTACGCTGATGCCGCCGCTGATGCCGCTGTCCATGCTGCTGCCGAAGCCGCGAGGATACGGGTCTATGCGCAGTGTGCGGATATAGTGCGCGAGATATTTCCAGGGCCGCCGGAACTGGGAGGTAAAGTATGATCGTCAACCAAGTGAAGCGCCTACCAAAAAGTAGGAAACGAAATAAGTACAACGTCGCGCCAAAGGAAAAGCGAACTGAAAATGGAATCGTCTTCGCGTCGCAGGCGGAGATGATGCACTACCGATATTTGCGGATATTAATGAAGGATAAAATAGTCCAATGGGTATTCCGTCAGGTGCCAGTGGATCTTCCAGGCGGCATCAGGTATGTCGCCGACTTCCTCGTGATCTATACCGACGGACACGTGGAACTCCACGAAGTCAAAGGATTCGAAACCGCAGTGTGGAAACAAAAGCGAAAATTGCTCGACATCATCGATCGTCCCCCGCTGCGGGTAATCGATGCGCGAGATGCTTCCTCGTGGCGGAGCTCCAAAAGCGTCTTGTGGCGGAGGGGCGCAGGATCAGTCTCGTCAAACGAGTGCTCGTCAGCGCCTACGGATATATCCCACGAGACGTCAAGGGAAAGGTATGTGCTTGCCCGGTGGCACGAATCATCGCCCAATTAATTAGGTGCCTCTGTAACCCGAGGAAGGAGGAGGTGGTCAATGGGTGAAGAGGAATGGACCGAAGAGAATCGCAAGTATCGCGATCTGGGGCGGCAACTCCTGGCCGAAGGCTTTGACGAAGTCTGGTGCGAGGAGTACGCCAGGGAGCGGGAGGCGCACATTGCGGCATTGAGGCAGGTCGCTGCACTGAAGGCCGAGAACGCGGCACTCCTGGAGTCGCTTCACAACGCGAAAGACCTGCAGGAGGTCACTGAGCTGCCGACGTACAAGGCGATGCGGGATGAACTCGCTTGCATCCGCGACAAGGTCTCCCTCTTGCGGGCGGCAGTCCTGCAGATGTTGGAAGACGCGGCTCTCGTCCAGAGGATGGTGGAGAGTGTGTGGAAGGAGGTGAGCGATGTGTGCGCATAAAGGCACGGCGACAATGTCGATAACCAAACGGCATATCGCGATAGAGGATGCGGCTCGCAAAATGCTATCGCTCTGGAAGTCGAAGTGTCGACCAGGTGAGTACCATAGGTGGATCATTGAAATGGATGCTGCAGAATGCGAATTGGTAGCAGCTCTCGAGGGAAATAAGGTGGATCGATGACAAAACGAAAATGCGGAGACTGTGAAGCATGGGACGACTCTGCAAGAAATGCCAATGGAAAAAATTATGGTCTCTGCCACCTGTCACCACGGAAGCTAAGGGCGGAAGTAACCGACAGCAGCACGGGTATGGTTACTTGGCTGTTCGATTTCGTTCCGATGCACGAGATGGACTGGTGCATGGAGTTCCAGCAGCGACGAGACAAATTGGAGAAATGCAAGATGGATAGCGACGCCGTCGATAAACCGTCGAAATTTAAGAAGGGTGATACGGTGATTTATCGACGAACCGGGATGATTTGCACGGTCACAGAAGTTTGCGACTTCTACGCCAGTCATAGCTATGATATCACGCGTAATAATGTCGCAGAGTCGGATTTGGAAATCTTTCTACGGCCAAAGGCATACGTATGAACGAGCAAAATCGCATGTCCGTCCAAGAGACTCTGACACCGACGACCAACTGGGAATGGGAGAATTGCCTCGTCGCGTGGAAATCGCGCCTGGAACAGGTGCACCACGACCTTAACACATCCAAACCTGTGCAGTTTTCGAGACGAGCTGTCTTGGAGCTAGTGCACGAAATAGAAAGTGAAGTCAGAAGTTTGAAACGTGAAAGGGCAGAAGTTTCGAAGGGACAAACATGAGTGCTGTCCTACTGTTGGTTCTGGCCTGCTTGCCTCCCCTGAACTGCCCACCTTGCTTTGTGCGCGGAGATGCCTCGGGGAATGGCGTTGTGACTCCAGTCGACGCCCTGGGCGTACTTGAGTACCTCTTCGTTGGTGGTTCTCTCGGGTGCCTCGATGCGGCTGATGCTAACGACGATGGACGCGTGGATGTTTCCGATGCCGTCCGGATTCTGAGCTGGTTTTATGGAGGGGGACATGGACCAGGATGGATGATCGTTTCTGATTTTACGCCTGACACGCTCGATTGCGCTGTAGGCCTCCCTTGCGAGTAAGGAGGATCCATGAAAGGCATTTCGATAGAAATTACGGCTGTTGTGGAAATCACGCAGAACGACCTGGACCTGGCTGCGATCCACAGGGCAATCAACGATGACTTCCAGTTCGATTGCCACATGGCCGAATTGGTTGCCACGATGGATCCAGCTGAGCTATGGAAGCGAGCCTCGAAGCGAATTAGGGTGCTCGAAGGGTCGGATTGATATGACAAAACAGAGAGGCGCTCCACGTAAGTCTGTGGCGACAAGGGTCGTTAGGGTGACGATCCAGAGTTCGAGGGAGCTTGAAGGCGTGCGTCATTATCTTCAGATCGTGCACGATGGATACGATCTCTCCGAGTGGATCCTCGCTAACACTCGATATCGGGGCATGGATTTAGTGGAATGGGTTTTTCTGCTTCGTGAAGCTGCTGCAAAACTAGAACAACAATATCGACCCGTGATGTCCATGGGGCCTCGACATACAAGGAAGGCCTTTAAGATGGCAACGGATGATGAATAGGGCTCGTGGGAGAAAGCAATGTTATGAATAAGATGTGGATATCTATCGTGCTGTTGTGCATGCTCGCAGGATGCGGACTCTTCGAGAGAGGAGAATCATCTTTGACTGCACAACAGACTGCGGCACTCAGGGATCAGACAGGCGCAGAGGTCGACATGAGTAATGCCAAGGCCCTCGAAGCGCTCGAGGCGCGCCTTGGCGCGAAGATCGTTGGCCTTGAGGCAAAGTTCGGGGGGGGTACGAAGATCACTACAGCAGCGCCTGCCGAAGAGGCTGGTATCGCTTTCGAAAAAGGATATAAGCAAGGCGCCGAACTGGGTGCGGCAATCGCTCCTGGGGCAGGGTGGCCTACTGCCCTGGCCTCAATTGTCGCTGGACTCGTTGTGGGCGCAGGCAGCGCGGCGGGTGTTCTGATGCGTAAGAAGCAAGCAGCTGTTGTAAGGAAGTAGGTGTATATGGCTAGGCATGATAGATCACAGCAGCAAGGGTCGCAGATAGATACCCATGATGATGTGTCCGATACGATAGCGCGTATAGAGCGAGAGCAGCAGAGCCTTGTTACCCGGGTAGATACTCTGGGGGGGGTCATCTCGGAACTAGTACGTGTGCTCGAGCGACAGGTGGGCAAGCTCGACATGATCATCCCTAAGAGCCACGTGCAATACCTGGCGATCCAAGGCGAGGAAGTCAGGAACAGAAAGCGGGACGAAGACGAGCGTGCTGCCTGGAATGCATAGCGTCTGTCCTGAGTCCGATCATCGATGACTACAATCCGCTGAGCGGAGGCGAGACCGACAATCGCCTCTGCTTTTTTGTCGGCGTGCATCGCGTATGAGTCGCACTGCGAGTGGAGAGGCATGAGACATTTTGCGGAGAGAGAGCGATGTATCTTTCTGAGAGCGAGTGTTTTTCTGGAAGGCATGCTGCGTGTGGCATTTCAAAATTTCTGGGTTCTTCCGTTTTTTTCTATATCCGTGGAAACCACCCCCCGGTTTCATCAATACCCCCCTGTTTCGTGGCGCCTATTAGCTGGGGATAGGCCATATGGCTGGGCCACCCAGGGGCCGCAGCACGGGCGATTCAGTCACCATGCCGTCATATGCTTGGATTAGATGCCTGACTTCCAGAGCGTCAGGAGCGATTCTCACGCAGTGGTCATCATGGGACAGTGCTCGAAATATGAGAAGACTCGCGAGCGGAGTTTCTGTGTCCGAGATATCATGCTATCTCTCTCCATCTATTACCCCGGAAACAAGAATTTTGTTTGGATGGCCTTGTATACAGGGTGTATAGTATAGAGGCCCCACTAGGGGCCACGGTGTTCTGTCCCGGTGACAGATAGGCTGGTAGGTGTTTTCGGTGGGCCATACCGGATTATGGCCGAGAAAGGATTCGAGATGCGTATTCCGAGTAGCCTCATCAAGGCCGCGGCATTGTGCACAAGTAGGGACATCACCCGATTCCAATTGACGGGGATCCACGTGACACGGGCCGCAGGGGGGATTGCACGGGTGGAATCGACGGATGGCAAGTCGCTCTATCGTGCGTCGTATCGGCACGAAGATGTGCAGGGATGGATGGACACCAGGCAGCCTACGGGAACCTTCGAGGCTATCCTTCCGATGTCAAAAGAGCTTCTCGAGTTAGCAAAGAGCGCTGGAGGCAAAACCATTCCGGAAGCAGCCAACATTCGGATTGATGAGCTTAAGTCCAATGGCTACATCCCTATGTACTCTCGGAGCCCCGAGACGGAAAAGAGTCTCTCACCGAAAGCGATTGATGGGAGCTTTCCCGATGTTCAGGTTGCGTTCAAGGATCGGTCGGAAGCTCTGGTCCAGGTCCGCATCAATCCGCTCCTGATGATTCGAGCTTGTCAGGCGATCATCGATAGTGGATGCGCTGGAACGATCAGAGAAAAGGGTAAGGACATTCCGGCTTCTCCTGACTGCGTGATGACAATCTTTGACGCAGAGCATCCGATTGAGCTTGACGCGCAGGGAAAGACTATGGATGGGACCGAGGTCGCCGTCAGCGCTCTGGTAATGCCGCTTGTCATCAAGAAGTGAACGGTGCACGCGTGACGTATTCGCAACTCGAGAACCTGAAACGTGGCGCCGAACGCGCGGCGCTACGCTATGCTTGCGCGCGGCAGATCTGGTGCTTTGCGTGTGGACGTCTTCTCACACCGGCTTTGAGTGCTTGGACGCAAGGACCGCGGGGCGATGTGGTGTCATGCGTCCTCTGCTTGACAGGGGCAGACGTGGAACGGGGACATGGTGGTGTTAGCGTAGTGGACGGGAGAACACTGCATTTCTCCAACATAGGAAGGTAGGTGAACTAATGGGAATCACAGGCGATACTCGGGAATGGTACGTATGCGATGGAGATATCCGCGGCAGATGCGCGCACAAACATCGGACGCTATCTGGCGCCGCACGCTGTCTCGACGATGACAGGGATGGATGCGCGACGCAAGGCGGATATTCGGACCGATCCATCGTGCTTATGCCAGACAATATCCTCATGGTACAGACAGGAGACAGGACTACGGATGTCGAGTGTTATGATGACTCGGCCGATTAGGTAGTAGGCAGGTAGGCTTTTCTGAAGGCGCCTTGCGCGTGCAAGGCGCCTTTTCTTTTGCCCCTTGCCCTCACCCCTCGTGTCCTACGATGTCCTTCCGGATCGTCATTCCCTATGGCCGATTGCGTTATGGATTGCGCAATCCATAACGCAATCCATAACGCAATCCATAACGCAATCGGCCATTGTGGAACGTCTCACGCCTTGGCCATCCTTGGACATGCCTTGGACATCCTTGCCTACCGTTGGACATCTTTGGACATCTGTGTGGCAATGTCCAAGGATGTCCACGCGGCGGGTCCTCCCCACCCACCCCCCTGCACGTGTCGCGGCGG